CTATAGTATATTATTTTCTGAAAGAATCACATTGTACAATTTTTCCAACAAATCACTAGACATATATTCGTTTTTGTTTGCCTTTTGAAACAAGACTGGTGGAAAATGTATATATTCCATTCGGCGGGATACAGATTCATCATTTATCCCCTCTTTCAATCGCACATCTTTCAACTCAAGGTTATTGAACAAATCGGCATTCAAGTATAACCTTCGTGTCTCAATTGTTGATAATGAACTAAATGAGTTAAAAAACAACAACACAAGTTCATACTTTGACAGTTGCGCTCGAAATATATTCGAATATTTTAGGGGCGAAGTGAATTCCGAAGTCATTTCCAAAATATAATAAGCATTCCTAAAATATGTGCCAAGTTGATTTTTATATGGGGCAAAACAATGATCAGCGGCTTTAGCACAAGCTTCAGCTATGGGCTTGAAATTATTCTGTTCAAAATAGATCTTAATCGCATTTAAACAGAGGTAATCATAAGTGTTTATATGTACAGGATAAATATTAATCTTTCCTTTATGTATTCCAAATTCATGCTCTGAATAAATGTTGTTAATGGCAGCATTCAATTGACCATATATAAACATCCATTGCTCTTTAGACATATTTTTGGGAATAACCCTCCTTACAAATTCCTCTTTGGAAAAATTTTCAGGAATACCTCTTCTTATTTCCAAATAGAAAGTATGGTATAACTCTACATAAATCTGTCGATAAGTTTTTTCTGGTGTACAAAACTCATTGTAAGGAGTTATTTTCCATTCACATTGTTTTTCATCATATACCCAATCTATTCTTTTCACTTGTAAGGCATCCCGATATGAAATAAAAATCCTAAGCAACTCAAAAAAGACAGCTCTATCCTCGCTATTCAAGAATTGCTGTTTATTCTGTCTTAATGTAAATAAAACTCCGACGAATGCTATTAATCCTGCAATCGCTCCTAATAGACTTCCAAACTCACCCCAGTCGGTCTGTTTATCCGCAAACTTACCTTTGGTCTGAATAAAATAGAAAGCTAAAATGACTATTATAATTAATATGAGGATGACAGTTCCCCAAACGAGCCAACCTTTTACATTTCTTTTCATTCTTATCATAAATCAAAATCTAATAAGTTTTAAAACAATATTATCAATTCAAATATAATCATGATTTTGATAAATAAAAAATATTTCCAGAAATAATAGATTCCAAAGGTACTAAAGTTTGTTCCTATTTATCACAGCAAACAATATAATATAAGTGCTCACCAATTATAGCTATACTTGACTTAAAAGAAAAGTGCTCACTTTTTTATATCCTTACCGAACTTTTCAATTATATATTAGTACTATCTTATGTAACCCTTCTTGAGAGTTTGTTGATTCGTGTGTTGTTGATTGGAAGGATTACAAAATAAAAAGGCAGCCTAATAAGCTGCCTTCTCTATCCTCTCTATAAACTGCCTTAGGTGGTCAATAATCTGATAAAATGGTGAATTCTCCCAGGTTCTGCTTACCACTAAAATCATTGAATCAAGAAACTTACCACAATCCAAGGTCCTTGTGCATTTGTCAAGTTGGAATATGATAAATAGAAATATACTTAATACAACCACGTCCTTAAATGAGGACCTATATAGCCTATATATATTTCTCTTGTTTGATTATCGGGATAAAAATGCATCCGCAAATTTCCACAGATTACATGTAAAGAAAATACAATCCTCTCTCCATTAGGCAATGAAAAACATCTGACAGCAGAATAATTGTCTAATGTCATTTGACTTTCAGGATGAATTACTATATTCTTGGCATTATTAACTGATTCATAATTAAAACTACCAGCTTTCCATTCTATAGCTACTTCATCCAGCACTTGCAATCTTCTAATAATATTAGCTAAATCTATAGACTTTCCTATTTTACTTAAATTTTGTTTTACACTATTACAAAAAATAAGATTAGGGAAAAAAGCATTTTTATTGTCCCAAAGTTCTTTTCCATCTTTCAACTTTTCAAATTTCTGCTTTCGTAACCAATCAAGATGTGATTCAACATGATATTTATTTCCAAAACAACAAATTTGTTCTTCACATTTTATAATATCATTATTCTCAATATATTCATGTATAACAGATAACTTATTTGTATTCCAACATTCTTCTGTCAGGAAATTAATACATAACGTGTTACAAATCAAAGCAGCCTTAAGACCTTGACCCAAATTGTCATTAAAATAACAATTTTCCTCTTCAAATCGCTTTTCTAATTTACAATCAGTAATCAAAGGTGAAGAAGAAATAATGATAAGGAACTTATCTTTTAAGTCCTTACTCACTTTAAAATCCCCCAACCATGCGCCAATGGAATAATTACTCAAAAAAGATAAATCAAATAAGTTTCTCCCCAAAGATGTATCTATACGTAAATTACTTAATCCAAGTTTTTGTTCTGCATAAACAGCAGCATGAACAAAATTTTCCATTAATCCATATACTTGCATTTTGGTTTGTACATGATTTAATGACAGTTCATTTAACATATATTCCATAACCAGTTAATCTTTTTGTATCAACAGACTTAATTGTTTAGCATACTCATCAAAAAAGTCATTAGGTTGAAAAGATAAACGTCCATCGCTATCCACTAAAGGTTCTTCAACATATATTGAATGTCCTTCTTCTGCCCTAGAAAAGAAAAATACAGAAAAATTATTTGCCGATATCCTTTTTTCCTTAATAGCCACTCTCATACCATTAAAAATATGATCACTGTGAGACTCTACTAATATTTGAACCCCATCATTTGCTGCATACGATATTAATTTTCCCAACATAACTTGCCCCTTGGGGTGTAAATGAGATTCAGGATTTTCAAATATTAATAAATCTCCTTTTTGGGCATTTAATAGTGCAATTATTATTGGAAGTACATATGTAATGCCAAACCCTGTATTAACGGATGTGAATTCAGGCGTTGTATCTTTTTGATTAATAAACTCATATCCTAATGTAGATATTTTTAAATCTGGATGAAATCTAGGCTTTACACGTACTTCCGAAGTTATTTCACTGATCCACGCATTCACATTATCTAATAGAGTATTAGATTTAGCATTGGGATGTTTCAAGTTAAGATTAGGAATTGTATCAAACTTATACTTATCAAGATAATGTACTGCATATTGTCCTTTTTCCCCCAAAGTCCTTAAAACTTCAACAGCATATGGAGACGCTTCATATGTACGTTTAGGAGTAATACGTTCAGCATTCAGATATTGAAACTTATCATTGAACAACGACAAATTACCAATATTAAAAGAATCAGCATTTCCTTTTATAAGCTGCAATATGTCAGAATCAGACTTAAGAGAATAAAACAATGAAAGGTGTCTAATTTTTTCAGAAACAATATCAAATACAATATCTCCGTCTCCTTCAATATTATACAAGTCCTTTCCATAACCAATATTTGTCAAATCGCCATTAAGTTGAAGTCTTGACAAAGATTTATCAGCCATATAAGACTGTCTCAGTATTAATAAACTTTGTATTAAAGAAGATTTTCCCATCCCATTTTTACCACAGAATAAAGTGAGAGGAGATAAATTAATCTCAACGTCACTAAATGCTTTAAAATTCTTTAAAAATATACTAGTGATCATACAATATGTTTTTTTATTAAAGATTCTATTTTCGTAAATCTATTAATTACAGCATTTTTACTAGCTGTTGATGTTGTCACAGCATCATTAAATGATTTATCCAAAAATAGCTGTTTATACTCATTTCTTAATGAAATTTGATTGTTGTAGATTTTTTCTACTTGTAACGCTGTTAATTTTGATAGCATTACAACCCATACTTCAAATAAAGCACTATTTAGACGCCGGTGAATAGTGTCAGAAATCACAGACCTACTAAAACGATCTTTTCCAAAAATTTTAGTATGAATCTCAATGCCTCGCAATATTGAGCTCGCAATATTCTCCAACTCATCTAATGAAGTTGTTTGCAATTTCTCCATTGCACGATCTAAGAAAGCACCTAAAGGACTTTCATATTTTAAATAGTTTGTTTGTATAAAAGCTATGCACCGTAAAACCAACTCACGATCTTCCATCCTTTCATTAGGTAATGGAATTAGTTTACGAAAGCCAGCATCTTCTGTTATTTTTTTTAAAAAAGTAGAAGCTTGTCCTTGATTTAGTGCATTCCGAATTTCCATATCATTCAAAGACAATGCGCCTGTATTAATTCTTTTAAAAACATTATACTTTACTTTTTTAGGCGTACCAGGACTTATTAAGAAACAAGTTACATTTGCCTCCATAATTCTCCTTTGCATAATTCGAGGTAAATCATTAAATTTTAACCCCTTATTATCATAGTCCTTTAATATATCTAATCCTATCAATGGTAAATTCTCATCTATAACAAAATTTTTCAAAGCAGATAGTCGCTGTAATCCGTCAACAATCAACCAACGATCATCTTCACTAGCATCAAAATAAAATGCAGGTAAAGGAAGTTTTAACATAAGGGATTCTATTAAACGACTTTGTACATCACTTTTCCATAAATTAGCCTTCCTTTGGAACTCCGTATTAAGATCTATTTCATCATTTCTAATACGAGCAATCACATTATCAATAGATAACGTTTGTGGAACAATACGAATCTCATTGGGGTCAAAAGGCTCTGTCATTGTTTCTGGAAGATGCATCTTTGACAAATTTCTATCCGCATCTTCAGCAAATCCTTCAATTGTTAATTGTATGCCTTCTCCTTTTTTCATTTATTTAGCCTTTAATTCTAATAATATGCAATGCAAATGTAACCTTTTTCTTTTAATATTTTAGAAAAACAATCACCAATTATTTTCGTATAGTTTTTATTAGTAAAATGTATCTTGATTATCATTCCATTTAAACCAATTGTCAAACAGTATATTTACACAAATCATTGATTACAAAATACCTACCAACACTTTAAGTTTTATCACACATAAACACATATTCTATAACTACCATTGCCATAAATTATAACTCATTCCAACCCCAACATACCATCCATTTGGATAACTATATCCAGCCTGCAATCCCAATCCCCAGCGTTTTTTCTTCTGTATAGTAGGAAAAGTAATAATTTCCTTATCTCTGTATACCTCCATGAAATCAAGACTAGGCTTATACCCACTGACTACCGCCCGGTAATCATCGGTCTTATACTCTTTGCTGGTGATAGGTATAATTACCGGGACCGAATCACCTTCTACGGTTCTATCGGTGGCAGTATTTATTAGAACCGGTAAATATACCGTATCGTTACGCTTAAGAGTTTCCTTTACCGGTTTGGGTATTGTGTCTCTTACCGTGTCCCGGATATGTACGGTATCTCCTTTAATGTACACTGTTGACGGATCGTGTGAATTACACTGCATCCACACGACCACGCCAAGCAACAGGCAAACTAGTATCCAGGGGAGAGTTTTCATATCCCTAAGTATTTACAGATACCCTTCACATGAAGAGAAACAATGGTCCGTTTACCTTCCTCCGATAACAAGAAATCTACATCTTCCCTGTTGTCCTGAAAAAGGTTCTCCGTCAAAACAGCCGGACACTTCGTATGCTTCAAGATATAAAAACCGCTCTCCTTATCAGGATCACCGTCTGCCATATCCTTCCGTATCTTCATTCCAAGCAAGCATTCTTCAGCAGCCTCATACAGATAGTCAGCTAGCTTATCGGCTTTTGTCTGCCCCACGCTAGTCCATGCTTCCCAACCACGTGCCTGCATCCAATTTGAACCATTGCCGGCTGCATTGCAATGGATAGAAATAAGAATTGCTTCGGAAGCCTTATACTCATTCACTCTCCGACAACGTTCTACCAATGGTACATCCACTTCTTCTTTCACGACCAGTTCCGCATCAATACCTAGTTTACACAATTCAAATACTACACGCCCGGCAATTTCACGGGTATAGGAGTATTCCCTTAACCTGCCATCCGGAGAACACTTACCCGGAGTATTGCTACCGTGACCGTTATCAATCAATATTTTCATATCTTTCCTCTTTATCTAGTTCGTTTTCGATTCTATCAATAATTCCTTGTACGTGCGTAGGCGTAGCCCGCTTAAATTCAAAACGTATTACATGATAAATTATACGAAACCCTTTGTTTCTAGGATAAGCAATAATCAGATTCTTAAATGCGTTCTGAAGATATACATAAGAAAATACATACGTAATAGTCTTAATAACTAACAATGAGTTCTCACCGTCTCCTATCAAGCTCATAAAGGAGAAGACTACCTCAATGATTATAAGATAGAGAAGAAGTTCAACCAAGGCATTTTTAAACTTATCCCACTTAAAGTTTTTACAACGTATAATTGAAACACCATCAGCTCTCATTCCGCACCAAATATTAAATCCAAACATTACAACTAATGCTATAAGAAAACCTTTAGTCGGCGTTAAATAAGCAAGAAGAGAACTGAACATCGAAACGAAAATAATTCGTATCTGGTCTACATTAAATAGCTCATATAACCATCTCATAATATTAATCATAAAGTTACTACCAATATTGAAAACACAGTAATCAGCCCAGGAAGCAAAACAGTAGCTAATGCGTCAAGCCAATCAAAGATGAACCCGCACTTTTTCTGAATATACTCAACCACTATTGCGGCAATGGCGGTTGTCGTTAAAGAAACAATAGCAGATTTACAGAAATCAATGCCTAATAGAAGGAAACAGAAAACAAGCATTACAGCAAAGACGAACATCCCGGCTTTGACGTGTGCCAGTCGGTTAGATTGCAAAAGCCAATCATACAATACTTTTATACCCATACTCATAGCGTTTAATTATTAATAAAATATTCTGTATGGAACAAATGTATTGAGTATAATAACGAGTTTTACAAAAATGGAAAATCTTGGAAATCAATTCTATGATAAATATCTATAAAACAAGGCATTATAATTTTCACTTTTTCCATAAATAAAAAAGGGATGCTTGATAAGCACCCCTAAACAACCAACAGATTGAACTATTAATCCGTAAACATATACACGGAAAGATCAACCTTTTCTATTTCGTCTGAAATTGTATCTCCATACATTGTTAGACACACCCGATAACGGTCAATACTTCTTTGAATCTGTTGCAAGGTAGGTTTCTCGGGATATTCCGAACTGGCAAAAGTTACCAGTTCTTCACCATTCTCACTGGTACCAACCACCCGGAAGTGATGACGTACAATCCAAGTTCCGTCCGGCTGTTGCTCGATAGGCTTAGCAATCCCACGCGGTAAGATATTTTTTTGATCCATGTTTTTTGATATGTTTAATTAGTTGTTTTCTATGGTTATATTTATTCTTCAATACAAACTTTTCAAAATGTCCTTCAATATAAACATATTCCCACCATCCAGGAAGTAACATCGCTGCAATTTTACGGCGGATATTGTACGTTGCAAAGTGTTTCATCAGGCCATAATAAGAGTTCATCGTACTCACAAACTTCTCAACATACGCTTCTGCAAATCCATTTTCAGCTATTCTATTAAATTTCCTGACAGCGTTATATGTGTTACCAACCACCCTGTTAGATACATAAATTCTACCAGGCAAAATGAACGCCCCTACAAACAAGACTCCTTTTTTATAATGCTGAAGATACAGTTTCTTCGGATGCAACCGTAAAAGGAGTTGTTCTTTCAGGAAACCATCAAGAAGATGGACTTTGGACAATATTTCTTCCGGTGATTTCACTACGATACAAAAGTCATCAACAAAGCGTACATAATGCCTGAATCCCAGTATTTCCATCACGAAATAATCATATACAGACGCCAGAAAGTTGGCTATGAGTTGCGACGGCAGGTTCCCGATAGCCACTCCCCTGTCAGAATCATTATGAAACAGACTTTTATTACTGGGAAGTTTGTCCCACATGGAGACGGGAGAACGTCTGATACACTTATTTTGTGGACAATGAAAGATAGTAACGGCTAAAAGATAAAGCAGACATTCAATATCATCGCCTTTATAATTGTCCCTTACGAATATGTTCAGCATTTCCCAGACCAACGATTTTGAGATAGACATGAAGAAACTGAACAGGTCATCTTTGAAAATATATGCATCGGCAGTATAATGCTCACTGACCTCGACTATCATGTTATTCAGATAGTGCACGGCAGACAGACATCCCTCACCTTTCCGGCAGTTCTTGGAGACGTTTCCTTGTTCCCGGAAGCGTTCCTCTAAGATCGGCTCGATACGAAGAGCGATCCAGTGATGGACAACGCGATCAATAAAAGCGGCGGCAAAGACTTCCCGATATACAGGGTAAGTCCGTATGAATACTTTTGAAAAGTCCGGTACATATTCACCGTAAATAATAGAATACCATAGCCGCACCAATGCAGACTGATAATCATTATAGAACTCAACACAATCCGTACTCGTTCTTTTCTGTCTGGCACAATCTTCGGATGCTTCGAAAATACTGCTAAGAAGTATGTCATAGATTATATTACCTGTTGCGGCGAGGGGACGAACCCGGTTCGCGTTCTGGCGGTTGTTCGTGTTGACGTTGCCGTTGTTGAAGTTCACGTTCCAACTGCTGGAAGCCGTTGCATCCGCTATCTTAGTCTTTCCCGGCTCATCACCGGGGGGATGCCCAATAAATAATTCTAATTGCTCACTCATAATCCCCTTGGCGATTATGACTCCGGCTTTGCGACTTGTTGCGATCCGTTAGCTTTTTGCCGTTGGAGATCTGCAACCGTTTTTTTGTACCAACCGGTACTTTGCTTACCGATGCTCTCTGCAAGCAGACAGATTTCGGCAGTTTGAGTCAGGCTGGTCAAATGTCGTTCTTCACACACTCTTAGCAGTAATTTCAATGCATCAAACTCACACAAAAACTTCATCAGATAATCTGCACGGTGCTCAAGGTTCATATCTGTATTTGCATAACGGATATATTCGCAACAATGGACGGCAAGCATCATCAACTCCGTACCAAATTCATACCGGAACGCCTTGGGGAATTGTTGCCGGGCATCAATGATAAGGTTCAGAAGCTTATACATCGAATTTGATATAGGAAGGTCCTGTGTAAGTGCCATGTTAATTTTTTAATATTTTAATGTATGTATTAGAGGACACAAAGTTAATAACTGTAAAGCAATTAACACAATTTTAGCACAAAAAAAGTAAAGACAAAAAGCCCCTGCCGGGGCTTTTATTCAGCTAACTATCTAAGGGATAAAGAATTAAAGGGATAAAGAGTTTATTGCGGCGAGGGGACGAACCCGGTTCGCGCTCTGGCGGTAGCCGTAGTGGAAGTGCACGATCCAACTGCTGGAAGCGTCATATTCGGTGCTGGACCAGTACCAATCATTTGTAAATATATTTTGATTGCCAAACATAGAAGTTATGAGCTCATTGATTTCGGTTTTATACTTGGCCACAAGCATAAGTTCCCCCAGTGCGGGCAGGTTCCACACGGTTGTATCTTCGATACCGTCGTTTTCAAGGGTACAGCCACGGTATGCGCGGGCGGCTTCAGCAGCAGGAGCGCCGACAGTTCCCTGAGTGTCCTTGACGCCTGCAAGGGTTTCAAGGATTACATCGGTATTTTCTTTGCCGTCGAACGTATCATAGAGTCCTTGGTTACCACTGCCGTAGTTTTTCAGGCCGCGCAGGTCTGTGCCGTAGCCACCCCATTTGAAGGTTTTCGTACCGTCGGCGGCGACACAGTCGCTTTTGGCGATAATGAACTGGTGACATTCGGCACGTAGCCGGATGCCGATACGGATATACTTGGAGCGGTTATTCGCGCTCATGGAGTTCCATTCGGAAGCCGTGAAAAAGACTTGTTCACCGTCTTCAATTCGAAGCGTAGCCAAAGAAAGGTCAAGAAGTGTACCTGCCCATTGCATATACTTGGCGATGTCACTCGCCGGGGTATTTTCATTGACGGTTGTAAAACCGATTGATTGCAAAGCTGCAACTTGGTCTTGTTTATTCAGGCGCATAAGCATTGCGTTAGCGATATTTTTATCCATTTTATTATATAATTTTAGGTTAATACTATTCAGAAGCAACAGCTCTCACATGGAGAAGATTTGAATTTTTGTTTTGGTTCGTAATACGTCCGGTATTCAGTTCGAACGTCCAGACGGAGTTAACATCCCAAATTGTTGATGACCAGTAGTATTTATCGGTCATCAGCATACTGTCACTACTCCAGAAGGTACGCATCATCTCATTGATTTTATCGCGGTAGCGGTACATCAAAAGCATTTGACCGGATGACGGAAGGAACCAGTTGGATTCATCCTCGATACCGTCACTTTCCAAAGTGTAGGCACGGTAGGCGCGGGCGGCTTCGGCAGCTGGCGCACCGATCACACCACTATTATTTTGGTCTTTCAGAGTTGCGATAATGAGGTCAGTATCTTCCTCACCCGTGAAGCAGCCATACATGGCGCCCAGTCCTTTTTGATTCAGGCCGTCTATGGCTTTGCCCTGACCGCCCCAGTAGAAGGTGGTAGTCATGTCGGCATTATAGCACTCCTGGGCGGAAATTACGAAGGAGTGTCCATGCGCACGGATACGAAGACCGCGTTTGATAAACAACTGTTTGTTGGTAACTGTGAGGGAGTTCCATTCCTCACGGGTGAAATACCATTTGGAGTTATCCGAGATGCGGTTACAGGCAAGATTCAAATCAAGCAGGCCGGCAGCCCACTTGATACGTTGTCCAAATTCAGAGGCGCGGGAGTTCTCGGTGATATCCGAGAATCCAACGGCGTTCAGTGCGGCCACCTGCGCCTGTTTGTTCAAGCGAAGCAGCGTTGCGCTTTGTTCATTCGTCATAGTTACTTGTTAATTAAATCATTAATATCCATATTGTCTTCAGCGAAGCGTTCGAGATATTCTTCGTAAGTTTCGCCGTTATAATATTCAAGGACTTCATTGATGTTGTCCAGCGTTACGTTATCATAGTACGGTTCTCCGCCATAAGACTCATTATTGAACCAGTTGATAAGGTCGATGTAGGCATCTATGACGGTAAGGATGACAAGACCGTCGATGCCGGATTCAAGGGATTCGATTTCATCCGTTTCACGGATAACTGTCAGTTCATACGTGCCGTTGACTACCGGTTTATCCTGTCTGTTGCCGTCCTCATCCATACCGGCAACTCCATATTCGAGAATGGCAAGAAGCTCGGAGCCGTCAGCCTTCAGTGTCATGTTCGAGATACGGAGCATGGAAAGTTTACGGGATGCCGTTTGTGAAGCGAGCACGTCACGGAGCATCTGAATAGCGTCAAGTTGAGGCGACGTTTCAAGACGCAGGCGTTGGACGTTCGGCATAGATTCTATTTGCAGGCCGGACAGGGCGAAAAGGCCGGTATAGGTCAGTTCAGGAAGACCGACAAAACGGAGGCTTGTCATTGTTGGTGGAAGAGAGATGTCATTAATCGGAGAAGTCTCTGCAAGAGTGATGTTCTCCAGTTTGCTACCGGACGCATTGATATGGGCGATACGTGGGCATTTGTCGGTGACGAGCGTAGCAATTTGTGTGTTCCGGATATCGAGTGATACGAGGAAGGGCATTTCGCCGCAGTTCAGCGAGGTAAGCGGTGCGTAAGAACCGATGGATTGTTCCGTATGGGTGTCAGAGCCCAAGATAAGGGTTTCCACAAGTTGCATGGCGGAGAAGCTCACCGTACTTGACAGGGAGATTTCAGACAGGTCGAGCAGCTTCATGCGGTCAGCCTGATAGATATACAGCAAGGCGCCTTCCTCATGTGAGAAGTTGGTGAATACATATTCTTCGCCCGCTTCAAGGAAGCAGCTTTCGGAAAGGTTGCCGCTAGCGTCATTGCCGACACCAAAGTAACCGTTTTTAGCAGCGACAATCCGGATGGTGGCGTTTGATTTGGAAGATACGCGCCCGGAAATTACACCGCTGAAGAAATCACCGGTTTGGAAATAGCCGTCACGAATACGCCAACGTCTTTCGATGAAGGACGGAAGGGCAGTAAGTCCCAGACCTTGCAGGGCATAGAAATAAATAGCGTCAGAGGTGGCGGTATAGGAGATGTATTTCCGTTCACCGTCGTAGGAACTAACCAGTTTCTGCCATTTTTTGAGCCGTTTGTCAATGAAGAAATGCGTAGCTCCTTCGGGCGAGAACGGGTGCAGAGTAACGCCGTCGATGGTCGCCTGGACATTACGCATGGCGGCGGCAACGGTACGCAGGGACAGTTCCGTACCGGATGAATCAGTCCACACTACTTGCTGGAGGTAGATGTTATTAAACAGAACGGAGCCGTAGCCAGCATAAGGGTTAGTGAATGTTTCATCGCTCGTCCGGTTGGGGTCCACCTCGGCGTCAACCGTGCAACCACCGTCGTTGTCCTTGCTATTGAGCGTATCGCAGTCATAGATTTTATTCAGGTACATGCGCATGGCATCCTCGGAGCTGTACACACCGTCTGTTACGGAAGCATACTCTTCCAAGAACCACATCGGCTGCATATTCTTGGCGCGTTGGTCAGTGGCGGCAAGGTAGTCGGTGAAGATGTCATAACTCAAGACACTTTCCGGGCAGGCGTATTTATACAGGTTTTCCTTCCATGTTCTCTGCCAGTTTCCGCCTTTGGAGTAATCGCAGGAATCACAGAAGCGCAACCATCGGTAGAGGTTATAGGGCACTTTCTTACCCAAAGCGTAATCAATGGCGAGCTGGTCGTCATCGACAAGCGATTCAAAGTAGTAAGTCCATGCCGGGAAGGTATCAGCAGAGATAGTTCCGTTATCCACGAGTTTTTGAACCCATGAAGACTTGTCCGTTTTCATGGCCATCATATCCTGAACAGAACCGACGCCCTGAAACCAGTCCATACCTTGGTAGTTAAGAAGTTCGAAGCCTTCAACCGGATTCAGGACATCACCGGTGACATTCCATTTGCCGTTTCCATACTTCATGGAACCGGACTGCTTTTTCCATGAGCCGTCCTGATACCTCATTATCCGGTACGAACTACCGCAATACAGGGAAAGCAGGTACATGCTGTCCGTATCGAGTCCGTCAGTCTGTTTGAAGCGTGCCTCAATTGCGTCCAAAGTTTCGTCGGGCGTGCCGAAGAACTCTATGAAGTCACCATAGTTCAAACAGCCTTTGTTATAGCCGGGGGTATCCTTGAAGCCGAGGGCGAACTGTTCACCCTTGTCTTCCTTCCAGTTGCCTTTGGCATGGAAGTAGACATTTTGCAAGCTGTCATCCTTACACCGATAGGTGGCTACCGGGTGATTGGCGGTGGAGTGATTCATCTGCAAGCCTTCGATATGCAAGTCACCGCTGTCAAATGTTCCGTCAAATGCACGTTGAACAGGTGTCATATAGTTACCACCCAAGGCACGGTATGTAACGTTCATCATTTCACAGGCACCGCAGTCGTTCGCATTGCCGGAATCGGAGTAATCGACTTTTACGGTAATGACATCGACCGGGATTGTATTATCACCGACCTGTACTTTGTTGATGGCGGCCAAGGCTATTGCACGGCGTCCTTCCTCCGTCGTATCGTCCGGATTAAGTAGTATGATTCGAGTGTCCTTGTTTTTGCCTTTGCTCTTGGCAAGGTAGTAGCGTTTATTCTTTACCGGGCGTTTGGCAGAGGTGGTTCCCTGGTTGCGGGTTTGGACACTCACGGCCTTGAAGTTACGCCACGGGCGTTCGGGGTCAAAGTAATAGAGCGTGATGTATATCTTCGTACTGGTGGAAGTGGTGCCGTCCAGTGCTTCTATATCGGAGCCTTCATAGGGGCATTCGACAATGTAAGGCATGCCGCGTGAATAGATTTCGGCAGCCGACGGGCGGCTTTGGGTACTACCCTCGGCTGTCTGGCTTTTAAGGACGTCCTCAAAGGCGTATTCCTTCACCATTACCTCTGTATCGGTCAGACGGACAAGGTAGTTCTTGAACGCCTGTGCCCATTCCATATAGGAGTTCCAGGCCATCATGTAATAAAGATACAAATCACCTAGCCTGCCGTCCATCGTTATATATTTGGTCTGAATCAGGGAGCCGCCGCCCGGAACATAACCAAGACAGGCGACTTCCTCACCGTTGAGGAAGAGTTTCATCATGGAATATCGTGTACCGTCACGTTCGATGTAGTTGCTTGCAGGTTCAACAACCACGGCTACGGTTATCTTTTCACCCTGCCGGTAGGCGCGTTCTTCACGACGGGAAACGCCATTGTTACAGAAAATGCCGACAACCCGGCCGGTGACATAGAAGCCGGCACCGGACGTTTCGTCATAGCAGCTAAGGAGCAGGGCATCATCATCGGTCACGTTCTTGGAAGCGAAAGCGAACTGGATGGCGGCACCGTTGGATTCGATGGACGAGCCGGCAAACGGGGCATGGTTTAATGACACGCCCACATTCTCGGCTACGCGAAGGCAGTTCTCACCCAAGAATGTGCCAAAACCGTTGGTAGTCCAGTTGGCGCCGTCCACTTTCATTTCATAATTACCGCTGACAATGCTATGGTCAGTTTCCTGATTGGTACGGGATGAGAAGTCAAAGTTATAGATGGCGCCTTCTTTTATGGCGGCGTCAATGGCGGAACCGCTAACTGTCACCCGGACAGGTTCGCTAGTCACGTCCTTGCATACGGCAGTATAGTTGACCGTATCGGTGCCGTCAGCCTTGTAGCCCTGCAGTTGTTGTTTGACTTGATAGGTTTTGTTACGACTGGCAGCAATTTGTGTTACCTGCACGTTATTGGCTTTCACGCTGACGGGTGAAGTCATTTCCAACGGGTCATAACAGGCAACATCAAGTTCTACGGTTTCGTACAGTCGAACTACTCCACCGTTTTTATCATCGTATCTCAAGGCGACAAGAGGTGTGGAACTATTCGGGTCAATTACCATGACAGCCGTGTAAATGACATTTCCTTTCACTCCGGATGCGACATCCGTTCCTTGGATGCGCAAGGGATAGGCACCGTGTTCTAGGCCGAGGGAAGCAGGACGGATTACGACAGAGTGCGAGTAGTTGTCATTGACAACGGCGGTAGACAGGGATTGCCATTCACCGTTAATCTTGATGTCAACCTGGGCACTGATCCCTTTATCAGAGGTATTGTTTCCGAACTTATAGAGTGGAAGGCTGAAACTTTCAGTTGTCGGAGTAAGCAGAGTTTCAGGGGTATAGTTGAGTACCTGCACACAGGTACAGGTAATATCAACAGCTGTTACATTGACATTCTTGGAACCGGTGTTGCCGCTTTCGTCAGTGGCTATCAGCTTGAATTTCCGAGTACCGGCAGCCGTAAAGTATGTGGTGAAGTCCAGTTCAAAGGAGAAGTCCTTCATGTCACCGGAAGATGCTTTGTTGACGGTTTCAGTCCAGACGGTAAGCCCGCTTTCACGGTCTACGAGTTCCAGTTTCTCAATCAGGTTGTCAGAGGATTCGACACCGTTCGAGGTCACGGAACGAATGGCGGCAAAGGTTCGTAGCGTGGAGCCGTAAGAGCCATAGACAGGTGTCGACTGGAAAGCAATGGCAACAATGGTACCACCAGTTTGACCGCCGCCACCCGTGCCGATAGCGAACTGCACTTCATCGCCAAGGGTTTCACCGGCAGCGTTCTTCATCTGAAGTTTTACAATGCCTTCTGTTTCCACGTTTACATCGAGGTTGGCCGGAACATAGGCATAGGCGCCACCAGTTGAAAAGGCGTCCTTTCCCCCTTCCGCCGGTTCATCGGAAGTTTCAAAAACGGAACCGCCACCACCATTCCCGAAGGGTTTCCAAAGAGAAGGGGTCGCAAAATCGGACACAGCACCCTGGAACTGCCGGGTTTCCATTTCATACTCGCCTGTTTTGTAAGTAATGATGAGACCCGTTCGCTCATATTTGACGCCAGATTCCTGTTGATAGGACACAATGGCGGCAATAGCGGTTTCAAGGGTATAGTAGCCGTCTTTCAATGGGCGGATCTCATCAACAATGACGATGGGGTGTGTTACATCGTCAGCGGGCGTGCCGCTCTTCATATCCTCAAGGGCTTGCTTATCCTCGGCGGACAAAAGGCCGGCTTGTTCAAGGGTAGCAGAAGGCAGACGGAAGCTGTCATCCGTTTCTTTACCGGTTGTTTTGGACACTTTCTTAAAATACACATTGAGATAGGAAGCGTCAGACAGGACGGAGAAAGAACCCGGTTTGATTATATCGGAAGGGATATTTTTCATTGTATCTTCCAAAGACTTTCCACGGTTGCCGGGGAAGGCTTCTTCTTTACCTTCTCCAAGAGACAACGGTTCAGGCAAGTATTCGGAAGGGACTTTGTTTTCTTCGTTCAAAGGAGCGATACCGTTCGCTTTTCCTATCCTTTCCTCAAAGTCATTTATTACAGAGGTCCATTTGCCCCATGTAACACTCCCACCGGAAACAATACCGATTCGTGAGATAGTACAAACTGTACCCAAATACACGCCTTCTGCATTGTCTGACATGGTAGCCAGTTGTATACACGAAGTGAATGATTGACAAACCTTATCAAGCTCCAACCGTTCAATTTGTATATTTACAGGAATCTTAGACGAATCAACAGACAAAATACACCGATAATTCCCAATAGAAGAATCACCGGAATACATTGTTTTCAATTTATCCTTAAAGCTACCAATAGTAGTAAAAGAGCCAATACTTTTAAATGGGTCAGTCAAAGGATTGGATTTATCAGACACTCCTGTTATACGTTTCAACAACTCGGCGTCTCCATCCGATAAATCTTTTGCAATCTTATTGACATTCTCCACTAATGCATCAAAATCCCCATTCACCATTTTAGCAATGGTACTTGAAAGTAAATCAATAGATATTTTCCGACCGCCGCTAACTTCAACGTACATATCTTTAGATAGCTCTGTTGTATCAGTCAGTTGCTCTATTGTAAGACTGTTTGTCTTCAACGCTTGTAGCACAAGGCTAATAATTTGTTGTTTCTCTGACTCTGTCATTTTATTCTATCTTTATTGTTTAAAACTATTATATTAATTTGATGACGGATCAGAAACTTCATCGGAAGTAACTAGTAACGTATCAACAAATTCACCGTCCCAAGTCACCTCATAATAAGTCCTATCATCAGTTCCTTTCAAGAACTCTAATATACCTCCTGATAATAAATCAATATCGTATGAACTTCCCTTTTGAGAGAATTGAACTTCACTCGAATAACCTCCCAAGGCAACTGTAATCTGATTAACTTCCGAAGTTACAACACCAGCGCTTGTGAGATTAAAAGGTATCATGAACGTCACCCCACTATTAGCAGGTTTATCTAAAATCACTTTACAACTATAATTATGAGATGTAAAAAGACTAGTCATAATCTTCTGATAATGCACATACAACTTACCGGTGATTACTGACGTATACTCTTCTACAGCTTCACCACCAGACTTTATGCTCCTCAACTCTCCACTATCAGATGTTATCCTATAAGTATCGTTTTGAATTCTTCTTATAGACATTTGGTTGTTCCATTCCAAAACTGGATTCATCGTTCTTACCTTCTGTAACATTTGATTGAACACAAAACTCTTCAATCCCTCTATTTGCTGGTTAAGTTCCGGAACATTACTTTCCTTTCTGGTATATCGAACACCATCAAAGTAGACGTAATTACAGCATAAGACACGATTCAATAATTCAGCAAACCACACAGGGCATCCCATCCCATTTCCAAGCGTGAATAATACTGTTGTATATTCGTGGCTGAATAGCTCAACAATATCCTCATCAGAGGTCACGAACTGCTCATTATCCACACCGAACGTCCATCCGTTATCTTTGAAACCACCAGGAACGCGAAAATCAAAAAAGTATTGCATCCCATCTATCCACCAGACAGCATCAAGACGCTGCTTATTATCTTTCATTGAATACTGAATAAGGCTGGTTTCTGATAACTCACATTCATCGTCCGTAACTTTAAAAATCTCACTCGTATTCCCATTAACTGTTACAGTATAGTATCCACATGGAAGCAATGAAATGTTATAGAAATAAAGAATCTTATCATCATTCATCTTCCATGAGCTTAATGATACAGGTGTAGATATATTACTTAAAAGATTATTAATGTAAACTATAGGCTCCTGCTCTTTGGCTGTCAAAATCAATTCAACAAAAATCCTGTCTGTACGTGCGAATAATTGCACATATTTACTCTTCGCTCCAAATTTATCGGTAGACGGAGAAAAAAACAGTGGGGTAAACGGGCTTATAATCATATTTCTAGGCTTTTGTTATTGAACGGACAAATAAATCATACTTCACTCCCTCGTTTCTCTCAACTGTACTACTCACCTCTTTGATGTAGCCCTCGTAAACTAGATCATCTTTTAAGATTTTAATCGTTTCATCATCTGTTGGTGGAATATCTTCATTATAAGTTGTGAATGAAACATCTCCACAAGTTATAATACCACTTTCAACGTTAAAATCATCTTTCATTCCTATACCATTGACAACAACATCACTATTACCGTCAGAAGAAGAATAAGATAGTTTTTTAGTGAACATACCAATATAGCCGGCATTTGCTTGCAATATGCCTCCTTGCCAATACATGGTATTAAACATCGTTTCAGGATCAAGTACACCACTTATTTCCCAACCGCTCCTTATAAGCCTATACTCTTTATATGTTTGTACTCCGCCATTATCATGTAATGTAGTACCGGCACAAACAAAAAACACATCATTGTCACTTTCACTATCCGTTGTATCTTGGCCTCTCTTTTGCGATAAGAATTCAATTCCATAAACATCAGCACGGTAAGGGCTAATCAACTCTAATACATTATCAGTTATATCAATGCCAGTAGTATATTCAGTAGTAAATCGGAATTCGTCACGACCATTCATACTTTCATAGTCCTGTTTATCATATCCTACCCTAACCAAAGAATATATTCTTGATGAATCAACCTTATACTCAAAACTAGAAAAGCTGCTGTTTAAATCCTTTACATTGTTATCACTAAACAATTTGTCCCGGTGTTTAAAAAAAACAGTGACACCATTGATCACAGGCACAAAGCCAAAAACTGTTTCCATCCAGTTTTTAAACTTTGTATAAGAAGTATATAGCTTAGCTTGGGGGATTCCACGAATACTTTCAGCAGCTAATATCACGCAATTATCTAACCTTTCATCAACACCTGAAGCTATTTCACCATAGATACCTTCATTTCCACCATTCATGCTTTTAAGCAATCGGTTTAACACATCAATAGGTCTTATTGCATCCACATAGATAGGGTTAGCTCGAGAAGTAAAGCGTGTCTCAAATTTGAAATTACGAAAATAAATATTGCCAGTAGAAGCATTAACTCTGTTAAATGTTACCTTCAAATCAAAAAATAAAGCCTGCCCTTTAGTCAGATGAATCTTGATGGATTCATTCAGATTACTTGGAGTAACATCCCCCTTATTATACCCCCATCTTTTCAACTCGACTAAACGACCATCTTCGTAACGCCCACCTAGAACAATTTCAGCTTTAGTTGTATACGCATCACTATAACTGATATAGTATTCAAAACTAAAATTCAATACTATATCAATGTCGGACAAGGCTTTAACAAATACATTTGGATCATCTTTCGATTCCTGTGGTGCATCATAAAACTCAAGAGGTGAATCCCGTGACGGAAGTTCACCACCTGAAATATATAAGGGAAGCGAATATGTTATAGCTTCTACATATATTCCTTTGTCAATTACAATATATTGCAAAGAAGCATCATTTTCTACAGTATTACCACCTAATGTATGCGGTTGACTATAATTCATACTTACAGAATCATAATAAAGCTGATATACATCTTTTATCTCATCTACCGAATATTCGTACTGCGTTCCTTTGTTAGCCTTTATGATATTAGCGACACTATCATCTATCGAATTAATAGAAACAGTATTTCCATCATAGGTTAATGAACCGAAATCCAGTCGGCAACTGAAGAATTCTTCATAAGTATGAGAATTAGTTATAGTATAAACAGTGATACTAGCATTAGAAGCCAGGTATTTGCTCAAATACTCCTCCAATATGAGATCATAGGCTTCTCCAACAAATTGAAACTTTGAAGTAAAAGTTCTAGTTATCCCTTCGAGTCCAGAGCGTTTACGGGAAAACTTTATTTCATCCCAATTCTGAATACAAGATTTGGGAATATCATAGGAAATACTATCAACGGTAAGTACATATTTACAAAGCATTTTTACTCGATTTGAACGTTCACGAGCAAATATATAGAAAAAGCCAACCGGTTTCCCGATTGGCTAAATTCTTGAAAATTACGCATTACAAAACACAGATGTAAACATCAGATTTTAAACACATTACAAAATCATCTAGTAAAAATAGAATTTATAAGGTAACCAGAATCAACTTAAAAACTATGTATCAATATAGTCTTTATATAAGATTTTATTCACTTTCAATTTATAAACGTTATTAGGATCATAATCCATCTTAAAATACTGAACTCCTTCTCCTAAAATTTGCATTATATTCTTTACATTACTTTCAACGCATCTATAACCAAAATAAATTGCTTCAATCATAGAGTTCTTATCAAGAGGAATTTGAAGATGATCATCTTTACAGCTTGGATCATAACTAATTAATCTTATTTCATTCTCATATTTCCATTCTGTAGATTTCCATATAAACAAACTATTTGTATCTTTCTTTTTAGTTAAAATATCACATTTCTCATTTTTAGAGAGATAATGCACCCTCTTTAAATATTTATGAGAATAACCATTACCCTGAGCCTGCTTTATAAATGCCGTTGAAAGTTTATATCTAATACAAAAACCTTTATGAGCATCAGCATAATGAGACCACATGACCACCTTTCTTATTAGGTTATTATCTAAACTTAATTTTTTATTTCCGACAAAACTTCTAATTTTAAAATATTGAAAAGAGTCACTGAAAGGCTTTATATGAGCCTTATTTTTACAAATTCTATTCAAATTACTTTCACTTGACCACAAAAGAAATAGACTATCAAAGGGGTCATTCATTTTAGAAGGATGACACACTGTTATAGTATTTGATATTAAATCAGACAAAGAATAAATATTCACACTTCTAAATGAATAAACAATTCCTGACTTTACACCGTCAAAATCAGACTTTAATTGGATAGAATAATATTGGGACTTTATGTAACATTCTGTCGCTTTATCTTGCTTACCTAGGATTGCATATATTTCTCCTGCAGCTCTATAAACATATGCTTGCAAAGAAGGGAAAAAAGTTCCTAACTCACACTTTAAATCATTTTCATCATATGCTTCAATCATATGAATAGAAGTCTTAATTTCTATCATTGCGTTAGATAAATCTTGCTTATCCAAATACACACGTGCTTTTAAATAATGTGCCTGATAACAATCTATATCATCCAACCTAGAAAAATACTCTTCTTGCGTTATTTTAGAACCATAAAATTCATTAGCAAGTACCTTCAAGTCATTTGGAGTTATTATTTTTTCATCCATTATAGTTTATAAAAAAATTATTCAAAATTAAATATTCAAACATAATATATTTTCGTGATATTATAAAGTTAATTCTCTAATAAGTCACACTATTAATATTTGAATTCTTGAAGTAGCATTTTCCGACCGGAAGAAATACGACTTCTTACAGTTCCGACAGGAATGTTCAGGATTTCACTTATCTCATCATAAGAATACCCACTAGCATAATACATCACACTATCAATACAACGGGATTTTTTAGCACACCGTTGTATTGTGGAAACCAAATCATCAAACAGTATTGAATGAGCTGTACAGTTAGAAATGGCACTTCCGTCTACCATATCAAGCCCTGTAAAATGTATAAGGGAATTTCTATTGTATCTTATTATATAAGTATTCCTCATTATAATAAGGCACCACGGTTGAAGTGGTTTAGAACAATCAAATTTATCACGATTCACAAGTAGCTTATAAACTGTATCACCGGCTAAGTCTTCAGCATCTTGCATGGAACAGCAGAATTTTCTTGCCACCTTTAATATCCAAGGATATATTTCTGATAATTCCTTTTCAAAGTCCATTGTCAGCCCTCCTTATTAGGTGTATCTTCGGTTCGCCATTAATGCACCTTTCCACATATTTCCGGTGCATGATACTTTGTTCGTGCATTTCCTTAGCAGAACGCTCGATTGAACTAATAAGAGTGCCTATATCGGGGGGCAATAAGGCAATCATTTTTTTTACCTCGGACACTTCTGCCGTTATCCGATTACACTTCGTCTCTAATGTACGTAATTCTGACAATAAAACATTGTATAAATGCCTATTTATACAATGGATGCTGTTTTCTCTATTCATAAAAAAGTCGTTTGTGATTCTAAAGGAGATGTACAAACGACTGTATGAAATAATTCGCTTTAATTAAAAATTAATCGAATTACAGCATATATGTAATACCAATATTATCATGTGCTTCTTTTTCTGATCGATATTTCAACATCGGCTTGATGAACGATATTTGCGTAGACAGCAGCGTTAATTACACGGGAATCTATACTCATTTTAAAGAATGTCATTAGAAAAGCAATCTCTGCATCAAAAGAAGAACGAATTTGTTCAGGAGTAGCCTTACTTCCTTTATGTTCCTCACTGCGTCTCTCCTCATTCCGTTTTTGCTCAAAAATTGCAGAATGAAGTAAATGATCAAGCTTCGATATAACTTGCTCATCACTCATATCCCGGATATCTACATTTAATTGGCCCAACACCTGACGAACATCATCATAAAAGCCAAGAGAAACAAGAGTCTGACATATACGAAGGCTCAATAGTTTGGCACGTTCCTTCACCATATCCTCTTTGTCCATAATCATAGCCTGCATACCTGAAGGATTAACAATGCTTCTGTATTCAATAATTAATTTAGATGCCATCTCTTTAAGCGTGCTTTCAGACACAGATCCGCGGTCCGAAAGCAAACAAGCATAGTTGCCGCATGAAAGCTCAATGAAATCATTCAATGTTATCTGATTTAATCTTTCAATCATAGCTATTTCAGTTTAGACAACTTATATAGTTCAAAATCACGGTTAGACGCATCCTGACGCTGCATTTTAAGACTCTTCATCAAAAGGAGATTTGTTCTATCAACTCTTTTTTCTAATCGGGAATAATCATTGAAAACAATGGTGCCACCGGAAGAAGATGCAAAATATGTCGGTGAAAATGTGGGAAAGTCCCAATCCGGTATATCAAAATTAGAGATATCTACCTTATCAACATCAGGAAAGACTTGCGCACCTTTAGGAATATCAACTAAAGTTGGAGTATCAGGAGTAATCCATGCTTTTCCAGAATACATGATAACTTCATGTTTACCGGCATCACCAACTAAAGCGGCACCGCCGGGATGCCTATCATTACCTTGAGTACCGTCTGCATAGGAAGGAATAGGAGTTGCAAGAATAGTTGCAACCTGAATTGCTCCCATGGCACCAATAACAATAGATAAAGGAATATTCGGTAAAGCTTCAGTTATTGCCAGTGCAGTGGCTATTCCAGCTTGAGCGACACTAGTCGCCTTTTCCCAAATGGCTTGTTTACGTGCCATTTCTTGTTTTTGTTTTTCAAGTTCAGCATTCTTAGCTTCAGTTCTTTCCTTGGCCGCACGCTTACGAGCTTCTGCTTCTTCTTCGGAGATTGCTCCCGAATCAGCTAGATTCTGTATTCGTTCTACATCCTTATCATATTTCTCATCATTAGCTTCCTGCTCTTCTTCTATTTTCTGAATCTGACCATCATAAATAGTAGAGACTAGATCACCAATAGCACCCACTGCTTGAGATGCAGTTTGAAGCCATTTTTTCAGATTCCTCTGACGTTCTTTCTGTGCTTTCTCATCCGCTTTAGTAACTTTATTGATAGCATCTATTTCCGCTTCTGCTTCTTGCTGGGAAAGGTCCGCTTTCAATTTCCGTAACTGCTCTGCAATCTTTGCCCTATCCTCTGCACTCAAATTTTCGTTTCGAAGTTCCAACTCCAACGCATCAATTGCAGCTTCGGTTGTTTTACGTACATAATCTAATTTTAACTGATACTCAAGTTCTGCATACTCTTGCTGGGTTATTTCCTTAGAAGCTAACTGTTTTTTAAGAGCAAGCGTATCCATAACATATGCAGCATCCCGGATTTCCTGCTCATGCGCTGCATTCTCTGCTATTAATTGCACCTGATCGGATGCATGTCTTTCGTAAAGTTCTTGTTTCTTTTTTGCATATTTGTCGTCAATGAGAAAAACATCTTCACCTGTTTTCTCTGCTGCATCAATTTCTGCTTCACGTTGCAATTCCAACTGGTGCAATTTCAAATCAAGTTCTTCCTGGGCCCCCTTTTTTACAACAGCAAGAGCGTTCTCAACATCCTTCTTCTCACGATCAGAATTATACTTAATAGTAAACTCATCTAGCTTTTCCTGCATTTCCTTAGCTAAATTCTGACGTGTAGCAATTTCCTCTTTGCTATTACCCTTGACGGCAGCAATCTTCTTCGAGTAAGCAACACCAATTTTAGCAAGTTCTTTCTCCAGTCCCTCATCCATAAGAGCTAGTTCTGACTCCTGATAAGTTTCATGAATTTTCAGCTTCTCTTTGAGAGCTTTTTCCTGTTCACGTTTTTCTTTATCAGTAAGGACTGTTATACCTAAACCATTTTTGTCGTTACCCTTTGGACGGAACTTTTCTGCAATCACATCAAGTCCACGATTAAACTCATCGCTAGATGCTATTTTGAATAAGTTTTTAGAAAATTCCAACTGAGCCTTATCCGCTTTTTCTGCTTCCGACGTGTAATAGCCAAACATTTTAGCAGCACCATTCTTTATCCAAGACATATCTTCAAACTCTGATGTTGCATATTGAGCACGAGTTTTCATCCGTTTTAAAGCTTCTCTCTCTTGGGCCGTTACTTCAATACGTTTATTTTTCATTTGAATAACAGCTTTTGTGTATGCTTGTTCCTCTGTATCACCAGCATCAATAAGCCTCTTATATTCTGCCTGAAAATCTTTTTCTACTTCCAATAACTTTTTGTTCGCATCTTTTTTTGCAAGTGTTCTAAAATTATAATCTATCTTTTCTATTTTTTCTTCAGGAGATTTCAAATCATTGGCGATACCTCTTATTTTATCAGCCATCCAATTAAGAAACTCCTTAGCAGGTCCCGTTGACTCGGAGAAAGAAAGCATAAACGCTTCCCATGCTGAAGATAAGTTAGCAAGAGCTCCATGAACATTATCTCCCATCGTGTGAGCCATATCGCCCAATTCACGTTCTACACCAGTAATCTGTTCTCTAAGTGGTAATATTTTATCAACAGCGGTGAGAAAGGCATTAAAAGCGGCAACACTACGCTTATCAGTTAATTCAAGAGTAGTATTCAAGTCTACCCCTTTTTCTTTTAGCGATTTCAATCCTTCAACTAACTCAGGCAATGTTTTAACGGGCTTACCTAACGCCTTTGCCAGCTTTCCATTACTATCAGCTAAATTTAGAAAAACATTACGGGTAGCAGTAGCAGCCATTGAAGCATCAAAGCCGGCATCCGATAATTTACCCAACAAAGCCAAAGTATCTTCAATACTGAAATTAAAGGCTTTTGCAACCGGTCCAACAATTGGTAATGCAGTAGCGAGATATGAAAACGACAATGCGCTTTTGGTTGTTGCGACAGCCATCGCAGACACATATCTTTCAGTTTCTCTTGTATCAGCATTAAACATACGAAGAGAAGCACCTGCCAATGAAGCCGCATCTGCTAATTCTGCCCCGGTAGCTTGTGCAAATTTTAGAACGTGCTCTGTTGCATCTAATATTTCTTTTCGAGTAAAACCTAGTTTAGCAAGTTCTATTTGCAAATCCGTAGCTTCGGATGCAGTGTATTTCGTTGTAGCACCCAAACGTTGAGCATCCGCAGTTAACTCCTTCACTTTATCAGAAGTGGTTCCTAATATTGCAGCAAGCCTACTATTAGCTAATTCAAATTTAACAATATCACCTACTCCTTCACGCAGTTTTGTAAATAAAGCAACAACTCCACTAACAACAGCTTGTGCACCAATATATCCAGCAGCCCACCCTTTCAATCCTGCACCAACTTTGTTTAGCCCAGGAGCCATCTCCGTTTTAAGCATCATTCCAGCATTCCGGGCAATAATTCCCATGTTCTGCATGGACTTATTACCGTTCTGTATTTCAATCCATGCCGCCTTTACTTCTTCCCGATATGCACCAATGGTCATTTTCTGTTGACTATATCGATCGGAATTTCGCTTTATGTAATCAGTGTTGATTCCAATAGTAGAATTAAGACGGGCAAGTGTACGAATATAGTTTTCATCCGTATCTTTCAAAACATCAACAGCCTTTTGTAGCTGCTTATTCATTTCCTTTGCTTGTGAACGGCTATGTACTTCCTGATTAGTCAAGGTAATAGCAGTTCTGATAAGTTTTAAACGTTCTTCTTCAGATAAAACAGCTTTCTTACGAGTAGTATTACCGGCATTCTGCGCTTTTGTCAAGTTAGCTTCCGCTTTAGCAGCCTTTTCCAAGGACGCAGCATTATCCGAGTTTGCCTTGGTTAGTTTCTTCAATTCAGCAGCAGATAATTTCTCTACATTTAGCTTTTCCTCTATCTTCTTACTGACAGTTTGAGTTATTTCAGACTGTTTTCTAAGAGCCTCGGTTAATTCAGCAGATGCAGAGCCAGCCGTTTTTGCTTGGGTATTATAAAGATTACTCAACTTTTCAAGATCAGCAACGCCTTCTACATTTAGTTTCAAACCTTTTGCTAATTCTTTGGCCGCATTAACATAATCAGCCCTCACACGCTCAATAGTATTATCAAGCTCCACCAATTTCTGCAAATCGTTCTCATCAACGAAATCTTTTAATTTTAAATCTGCCATAATTACAGGTAATGTCTATATTCAACAATCTTTCCTTTTATCTCAACTCCTAGTTTATCAAAAGCATAGGTACCATCTTCTTTCTGATAAACAACATACATGCAACCATCCAAGACAGCTGCTTTCTTTGCAAGATCACTGATACGTTCCAGTTCACTCTGCATCTTTTTTATTTCGCAACTACAAGCCATTTTCTACCGATATCCACATTCTGAAAAGAAACGTTCCATCCAGGGACGGAGATACATAATATTAAAGTACTCTTTAGCTGTATCACCAATGCCTAAAATCTGCTCACCGTATTTCTTCTCAATAGAACTACCGTCCGTAAATCCTTTCGTTGAGAATCGAAGCCCGGAATCAATTCTATCGGCAGTTATGCTATCATAGAAAGTACCAGTAATAAAGAGGTTAGGTACCTCAACCGGACGCGGTGGCAAATAAAGCATCTCACTTCTAAGAGGTGGAGTTATCCTCTCCTTCCATCGTTTATATTGTTCCGCACGGTTCTGCCAGGGACCGGGCTCGTTAAAATAGGTGTCAGTATCATAATCAGGATTCAATAGATGTTCAGTACCGTCCAGACCGGAATATAATTGCTCCTGAATGCAATCAACGAGCACATTCTTATGTTCTTCCATACACCTAATACATTCCTCTTCAAACCCGGATGCAATGGAATGAATAACTCTATGTAATTCATCAAAATCTGCCATACAGTAAAAATATAACGGGCCGGGCTGTAATCACACCCCAGCCCGTCGGTTACTTAGTTATCGCATCGTACACTTCCGAGAGCTTCTTCTTGCGGTCAGCTTCCTTCAGTTCCTGCCACACGACTTTAATGTGCGCATTAATAAACTCTTCCTTCGTCATGCCCTTCACAGCAACCTCGACGAACGTAACATTATCTACCTTCATGACACCTGCTCGATACCTCTGATTCCTTTTTCATACAATACAGAAGGAGCTTTCAACGAAGGAACCGCCCCGGCTTTAGGAACAATGGTAATGATACCATCCGAATATGTAGCAGAAGTTACGTTATTCATAACTTCAGCAGCACCATCAGCAATAAGACTGCCAAATTCTTCTGTACGGTCATAACCACCAACAACTTCAACTATTTTGTAAGTATTTTCGGCCTCCAACTTTTGAAACACAACATCAACCAAGCCTTTAACGAAATTCTTGGGATTGAAGTCTAACTGCACGTAGTCAAAGTGCAATTGGCTGTCTTCCACATCTTCATGTGAAAAACTAACAGTCATCGCAGACTTAGCACTACTGGTCGGGTACTGTGTCACGGTCGGGTAAACAGTAGACATCGGAATACCGGCAAGGATATCAGTGTCATCATTATAACCGATCAACATATTATCCTGATTCCAAAAGTAAACGTCCCATCCTTTATTGGCACATTTCAGAAGCTGGGCATTCAAAACCTCATCAAATTTCTTCAAAGTGAAGGTGTCTGTTTGAGCGCTAAGCCCGTTGTATTCACTTGCACCGTACCCTACAGGATTAACTTGAGGCTCTCCACCATTCTTGGCATACTCCAGGAATGGCAAAATAGGGTAAATACGCCCGGGACGGTCTGCATGGCACAATTCGAGCAACTTCTCACCTGTTATATCAGCAGGGAGTTTGACACCATGTTCTGTCAAGATAGCACCTTTGACCTTTTTCCAGTCAATGCTACAAGCAGAACTACCAGTGTTCATCCGGGAACCCTTACACGTTCTAATCTTTCTCATTTTCTTCTACAATTAAGATTATTAATTTTTATTTCCATCGAGCGTATATTTATGGCATCAATCGGCTCGCTCACAGCCTCACCGGAATCTGTATAGGCTCCGTATCTGCCATATGAATAGTTTTCTGAATAACTATGTTTCACTTTTTCGTCATAGTCGCAGTCGAACCGAGAATCTTCATATAATACTTCCAATAAACGTTTATAGATTGGCCGAAGGATATTTTTAAAAGATGTGGTTCTGCGCATCTCATTGCTCCACTCTTTACAAGAAGAACATGCTATAATTAACGAAACCTTTGCTTTTGAAAAATAATCCGCATCACCTCTATCCTCACTAATTGGAGTGAATAGTGCAACCAATGGAAACTTCCTTTCAGACTGGGCAGAAGACTTACTGTATTCATCTAAAATATCTTTGATATATTGACTGCTACCGAAGATGTAATTCAACCTTGGGGACTTCATAACTTTAGTTCCCCCTTTCCCATTTGGATAGAGAATTTCAAGCCCTTCTGGAAGTTCCTTTACAATCTCCTCAAACAGTTCTGTTATATCTAAATCTATCATAAATTGAAAGCATTAATTGGGGTCAAAAGATTCTTGGTTATTTTCACATCGAAAGGACAATCATTCGACATAGCCCATTCAACAAACTGTTTATTCTTCTCTACCATGCTATTCCATGTGCTTACTTGTCTCTTCAAAGGAGCTATATATTCATTAGCACATTTCAAACGGACAAGCCCGGTTATTGTAGCCTGGGTGTTTGCGTCACGAAGAATATGATAAAAGACATAGTCAGCGAACGGTTCACACAGCTTCTCGCATAATACTGCATATCCGGACTGGGGGGCTTCCTTCTCTTCTGAAATATCAACTTCATCTGAAGAATCTTCCTTTTCCCGTTCAATAAGCTCCAAATAATCTGTGATAGCTTGGGAAAGAGTCACACCAACAACATTCCGGAGAAATTCGGGCTGAAATGCCTTAATATACCCATTTATCACCTCATTCACAGCAAGAGATTGGGGCGAAGGCATTTCAGCGACCGAAACATTCTCAATATGCCTGGGACCTGACATAAAATATGAAACATCAATCAACATAGCGATAGTTATTTAGAAGTCTTGCCTTTCCCGGTTTTCTTTTCATCTTCTACGGAAACGGCTTTATCATCTGTAACAGTTACCTCCTTGGCATCTTCCTCTTGCAAATCTTTTGAATCGGCAACCGGAAGATTCTTTTCATCAGAAGGCACCTGTACTTCAAGTTCTGCAATGCGAGCTTTCATTGTTTCACGCTCTTCTGTCAGTTCAACAATTGTCTTATCTTTCTCTGCAATGGATGCAGTAAGCCTGCCAATCTCTTCATTTTTTTCTGCAAGCATACATTCCAATGTCTTTCGGGCATCTTCTTCTGTAACAAGACCACATTCGGAAATAGGGATGAGTTGAATCATCCCTCTATTAATCCGAATGCGTTGCTCTTTAAGCACATTGGTTACATCCTTATCGTTACCTCTAAGTATGTAATCCATAATCCTACGCTTTAGTTATTGCAGTCTTCAATGCGGCCAAATCCCCATAAGCGAAAGCCCACGGCATATAAATCGGGAAGATAACTTCTTCTTGTGCCATCAGCACAACCTCATTGCAAAGCTTGGTCTCCACATCTTCAGCCCATTCAAGTGTCAAAGTGGTATAATCAACCAAATTTGCGGCTTGGTTAAAGTCACCTAAAAGATACTTACCTGGAAGAATACCACCATACTCGATAATCGGACGACCGGCAATATATTTCACCCCATCAACCATTTTAACGATACCAAGATTACGTCCTGTCGTATCTTTTTCTGATTCCATACCGTTAACAGTCATTGGATTAAGAATAATAGCATTCGGAAAATACTGGGCATATGTCATTGCGGCGAAAGCTGTTTTCACTACATCTTCAGAGTTGGGTTCCTCAATGTTCTTAAAGCCGGCTTCATGAACACTGAATGTCATTTTATCCGTAGCCGTTTCAGCACCGGAGAACGCGACACCAGGAATAAGGATACGACCATCTTCCATTTTCACAAGAGCGTGTGTTTTGTTCAGTTCTGTAAGAACAGCGGCACCAGCGAACGTGATACTCATTCCATCAAGAATCAAATCCTGTGGTTCTGCAAACTCTACAATCACATCCTTATCACCGTTATATCCGGTAATAGCTTTTACAGCACCGGCGGCACCTGTAACAATGGCTGTACTGATAATCTTCTCTACAGAAGTCACCCCAGTATTATTAATAATACCAAGCAAATTCTCACCATTACCGTCACCAAACAAGATGTTCCAGTCTTCTGCCATCCAAACAGCTTCAGGAAGCATGTTCAAGATATAGGAACGAATGTACACTCTTGATTTCAACATACGTTTTGAGATACGGATATGAGTACCAAGGCGCTTAGTTCCTGTCTGTATCTCTTTTACCTTGATGCTTGATTCAGGCAAACGCCCATTCTCTGTTACAAAACGGGCATTGCGGTTGAAAGCATATACTTGTGCATAGGCAAGTTGAGGGTATGCAGGATCAGCAGTCAACGTCGTTAATACATCACGCATATGCAACTTTTTGTTGGCAACCTGAGTCACAACACGTTTCTGTTGTTGAGTAATCAACAAATCACCGGTGTAATTGTCAGTCATGGAAACGACATCTTTCAAGGAGAAGCCGTCAAATTCTCCTGATTTGCGTGTTTTTCCTTCTGCGAAATCTCTGAATTTTTCAGAATCAAGCATCTCGTTCAACTTCTCATCGAACTTGTTGATAGTATCCATAGAAAGACCTTTCTGCTTCATTTTCTCGATACTTTCACCTAGAGTTTTAACTTGTTCTACAAGTTGCTCGTTGTCCTTTACCAATTGCTGGAACTTTTCTCCATCATAGGCTTTCAATAGATTATTGATGTCACCAAACTGTTTCGTTACCTCCTCCGGTGAGGCAAATCCTTCAAGTGACTTGTTAACTACTTCACACATCATGCCGACAATGTTTTCCATGAAAGTTTTCTGTTCTGCCGGCAGACCGTCTGTTTTCAGATTAAAATCTGATACTGTAAATTTTTTAGGCATAAAATTTAAATTTTAAGTTATTTATTCTCGAAACAGCTATTCAAACTCTTGAAATCGAGTAAAGTGCCATTATCAGCGGCTTTAATCGTTACTTCATCGTTCCCATTTTCCCCGTCATTCTTTTCTTGAGTGTCAACAGACGGCTCATTTTTTCCGGTGGTATTTTCAGAAGTGTTTTGCAGAATAGCATTCGAACGATATACTTTTCCCCAACAGTGGGGACATCTTACATAATTCATAAGGTCTTGTAGACCCTTTTGAGTAAATTCTTTCTTTTCTGATTTGACAGAATCAATAAGAGAAATTACTTGGGTTCTAATCTCCGGAGTGAGCTTCTCCATTTCTTCCCTTACAATGTCCTGTGTTATCCATCTCTGATAATCAGCAGCATAATCTAATACCTGTTGGGCAAAGGTATGCTCTGTTTCTGCATCATAATCAAATTGATAACCACAATGAGGACATGAGACAACGGCACCACCGTTGAGGCTCTTCAGTAATAAACTTAATTCCATATCGTATCCTTTTAAACGTTCATCACTATATCCATGCTGCAAGAACGCTTTCCGGACGAAATCAACAGCTTCCTTTACCTGGTCAGCAGTAGCAGACTTGATATTCACAAGGAACGTCTGTGGATTACTCCCCCAACTTGTCAATGTTGAATATTCCATCATACGCCATTCAAGCACCTTACAAGGATCGATAGAATCCCTTTTGATGGCTTTTACTCCGATAGAGTGTTCTAGGGTTCTTCCATTCTCTGCAAACAGCTTATAATCAGCTAACGTATCACGGCCAATCTGTTTTTCAAGATTTAACTGACCGACCATAACCAAATTACCTTCTGTTTCCTTACCACTCAACGGAACACCTAACAACTGGTCTGTACGATGATTCAGGAACCAACGCATCCGACCAATATTTTCTTTCAATGTCTTATTGAATGAGCCGGGCATAGATATGTCATTTTGTGAGTCCTTCACACCGATACCGTTCACCGCAACGGTAACGATACCCTTCTCATCAACATCATTTGCCTTTGTCTTGTACTGAAGGCTTTTGATTTTCTCTTCCATCTTTTTCATCTCCACTTTTAGTGTTAAAAACTCGATTTACTTTATCCAGTTCCTCATCTGACATATCAAATTTCAATTTGTCAAACAAGGGATTTTCTATCATACTTTCGCCTATTTGGGCACGCCAGTCATTGAGTGTTATAAGCCCACATGAGAATTGTTCACGACAACGTTTATTTATATTTGTCTTTACGTCTTCGGATTCTTTCAATCCTTCCTGCAAACAATCAACATCAGAAAAATCACAATCCAAATAATATCCCCCTCCTTCAAGACCAAGGAAAGCTGTAAAATCCTTGCAGAATTGTTTGGCCATAGGAATAACAGTTGAACAATATACGCTCTTTTCAGCAGTAGCCTGATTGCTAAATGTGGACTGGTCTTTTCGCGGAACAAGAACGGCAGGGATGCCGTATGCCCCTGCAATATTTATTGCATCAGCCAAAGTCTCTTCAAACGGCTGTAACTCTGCAATAGAAAGATTAGTACGAACAAAGTCAATGTCTGCATCTGAAATACCATAAGGTACCTGGCCCTTCCTTACACCATACTTCTCAAAATTTTGCTTCAAAAGCTGTTCCTTTTCATCGTCAGTCAACGCTATTGAACCGGTAGCATCAGTTTTCTTACTTACAATAAAGCCCAATCCACCCCGCTTTACATAAATCACATTTCTAGCTTCATATACAGCTATTAGATTTGACATTGGCTTATTTTGGGAAGCAAGACGACTTTTGGACTTCAAGAACATAGCCCCTGAATAGAACTCTGCACTTCCGTCTCTATCATGCCATATTTGGTATGGAGGAATTTCCAAACTACCATTCCAACCATACTCCAAACGATAGCTACGAATAATATCTTCTGTTTGGGCAATGCCAAACAATGGTATATTCCCGTAAACAGGTTCTACAATAGTCTTATCAGAAGGTAGCACCCAATAATTATCGCAATATCTCCATTTTTCAGCTGTAGAAAAGACATCAGGCATAGCGGCACGAATAAAGCTATTCCCTGTACACAATTTATAAATATGGTGCTGATAAATCAATTCTTTCCAACGCATCAAACAATTAGGACGACTAAGTATGCCATTCATTCGTTTATTCGCCCATACTATACTGTCATCCTTAGTTTTCTTCAATTGAAAATTAGCACCTGCAATTCGCGATGCAATATAATCGATCGGGAAAAAGACTTCAGGTATCGTACTGAATAGCGTTAGATAGTTACTGCCCGCTACAATAGGACTAGTAAGGTCCTCAATGTATGCAACTGACCATTTTTCAGCCTTGCCACTTTGAGTATCTATATCCTTATTTTCAGATGAAGTAACTATTTCAACTTCACCTTTAGTCTTAGATTTCTTTCCAAATAGATTATCAAAAAAAATATTCATTGGGTTCCTTTTTGAGCAAAACTAAGTAAAAAGGAAAACCGTTTTCCAAAACACTAAAATCTTGAAATTACGAAAACATAATATCAACAATACAACATCCTTATTTTCAATCACATATAACGCAATTCAATTCAAACCTAATTTTACAACGAACTGTACTAGCCCACTCAAAACAGCACTGGCCTCTTTTGTTTCACTATCTTTATTATAGTCCATCAGGTTATTCATGAAGGCAACATATTCCGTATCAGATTCTATTTTTGATGCAGAAAAAAGAATACTATTTTTCACATAATCAGATGTTGCAGCAATACGCTTGTCTACATCCGGGAACTCTTTCATTACACGAATCTCTTTACTTGTACTAGAACGGAGTTCCCGGATAAAAGGGAAATAAGCATCCGTACATTCAATTACACATGAATCAGATTCATGGGACAAAATAGAAGAACGTATATCTTCTGTTGAAGTAGTATCCATAAATACGACATCAACAATATGCCATTTATTCCCACATCTAAACGCTTGTATAAGGACAAATTTCCCATTAACATTCGGCATCACATATAGAATCTTCTTAGTGTATTTACATTCAGTATCTGGATTGAAGAAATTAATAGTGCCATTACAAGCATACAAGTTCCTTTTTCGCCGGTTACTAAACTCTATATACTGCTCACTACACAAATCCACAACAACATAGCGAAACGTATCGGATAAATGACCATGTTCCTCATATGTCTGCATGGTAGTTTTATTCTTGACCTTGGTTTTAAGAATGGCACCGTTAGCATCTTTCTGTACGCTCATGTAGTCCTCGATAGATACCGAACATGATTCGTCAATGTATATCTCTATGCCGGGAACAGTACAATCAAAGATAGCATTGATAAACTCACCGGTCATTGCGACACTCGGATTCTTGTTACCTACCTTATCTTCAATCTCGAACCCTTCTTTTTGTAATGTGTCTATGAATAAGTCCATCCAAGAGCGTTTTTCATCATCAATGCTGTTGGCCACCTTTGTTGAGGCATCACCATGTACATATAACCTATCAGAATATTGGATAGATTTCAGATACTTTGCAACAAGCTTGGAAGCTTTCTTAACTGTATTGTTCGGGCTTTCGGCACACGTTTCATGGAATTGCCAAACCTTGGTACCAGTTGTGAAATCGACCTGCCAATATGATACACTGATATATGGCAGTACGTTGTTATCGACAGAGATATGAATAGGTAAGTCCGGAACATACTTATGTTCACCGGAATGTTTGCCACGGTTGAAGGAACCGAAGAACTCGCTACCGGTACGAATGACACCCCACTCTCCCAATGCGTACACATTGTAATAGTCCGGGTCGTGAACTCTATCATACTCAAAATCGGCAACACATTGCTCATCATAGAAACCATACGTACCGTCAGGACTACCAACAACCCAAAAATTATTCAAATAGGTAGATTGGATAATAACTGTATTAGGGGCCTGTTCCTCGATTTGCTTAGTACGAAGATTAAGTATTTGCCTAGGTGCGTTCTTTTTTACGGATTTGACCTTGGTAAGTTCTTCCGGCAACTCTTTGCCGGCAATGGTAACAGCCATCGGTACATCATGCCATTTATCTTTATCAATGAACTCTTTCTTTATCCAATGGCTTTCACTGATCGGGTTAAAGGTACAAATAATCTGCTGGCCTTTCTTACCACGCAAACGCTTACGTAGCTGCTTGAAATCCGGATGCTCGAACTCTGACCATTCCTCTAACTGAACACGCTTATAGTTGGAGATACCTTTTATCTTCTCCGGATCGTCAAGACCGGAGAAATCTATCTTAGCTCCATTAACCAAACATTTAATAGTATTCTGTTGGAATTTGAACAAATGGGATATGCCAAGACCGGCCGCAGCGACCTTATAATCTTCATAAATGGTTTTGAGAATAGAAGCTCCTACCTTACGCATGACAAGAGTGTTCTCACCATCCTGTAATGTCTGTATCAGTATTGTTTGTGCCACACTATACGACTTACCGGAAGATGAACCTCCATAGAGAATGATAAAACGGATAGTCTCATCATTCAAGTACTTCAATAGATAGAATCCGTTAGGATTTAGCTTCTTATAATTTATAACCATATTGTTCTAAAAGTAAGGTTTCTCCGTAGGGTGAATACCGGATTTTGCAGTTCAAATTGTTCTATTCTTCCGAATTCTCATTATCTTCAAAGCCGATACGAAGTTCACCGACTTTATTTCCGTCTCCACCTTTGATATTGACATTCTTATCGGCTTCCCATCCATTCCAGGCACCAAGCAAACGAGCGGCTTCTGTTTTACCGTTGAACTCATAGACAACTTCTCCTCTCTTATTCTGAATCTTCTTCAATGCATTACGGGTACGCTTTGGAAGCTGCGAAGGACTTTTCATCTTTACCTTACCTGTTAGCTCATCGACAATATACAAGTCATTAGGATCAGAAGTTATGATATCCATCAGCACACGTTCAACTGTTTCACGTTTAACTTCAGATTCTTTCGCCCTCTTTTCTCTTATCTCTTTTATCCTTGATGAAACCTTGATGTTTTGCATAAGGGCATGAGCATTGCGCCAAACGCTCTCTTGTTTCATCTTAGAACAGTCGTAAGCCATTCGGTATGCTTCACTTGCATTGCCATCTATGTCAACGTAATACTGGCAAAACTTCTCCTGTTTTAATGTTAATGACTTCTCTTTACTCATAGCTTCAAATTATTAAATTCCTGCATGAAGAAACAATGATAGTTACTCAACATGCAGGAATAAATTAGAATGGTTGTACACTAATAGGATTTCTATTTCTCCGCCCCCGCATTTTTTTGAGAATTATCCTCTCTCCGCACTGCGAATACCTTTTTTACTCCGTCCTCGACAGGAGTATAAGACAAAGGTACTAAATAGATACCCCGGTTCACCGATTGCTCTAAATTGTCAAATTCACGTTTCTCATTAATCAACTCTATTTCAAGCGGTTTGTAGTATTTTACTAAAGATGCAAAATACATAGTAGTCACAGGCTGGACGTTACAGATATTGATGAGCTGACGATTACACCCAACCGCATAGATAAGCCCTTCGACGACATCATCTATGTAAGTGAAGCACCGGATATTCTGACCACAATTGTATAAAGACACGTTTTCCTTTTCTATCAGGAACCAGAGAAGAGTTCTTTTTCGCGGATTAGGTCCATATACATTATGCAGCCGGCACCCGGTCGCAGCCTTACAATAGATAGATGCATACTGTTCATCGAAATACTTGCTTATTCCATACATGGAAGTGGTATTCTCCGGATTCGCCGTTGACGAACTGGCGTATACTAACTTCACATGATACTGGTTACATGCATCAGCTACTCGCATGAAAGTATCAATGTTATCCTTCCTGATTTGTTCCAGGTTTCCATTAAACACACTAGTTTGCGCCGCTAAATGGAACACACAATCAATACCCCCATTTTTCAGGAACTCACATACTTTTGTGGCTTCAGTACCGCACTTTCGGTCAAGTCCTATGACTTCAATACCTCTTTTTACTAATTCTCGGCAAAGGGCTTTACCTATAAAACCCTCACTGCCAGTTACAATCATTTTTCTCATCATCACAAAAAAATAAAGGTGTATCGAATAAACAATACACCAAAGGTTCAACAATTATATAAATTTCAGTTCTTATTATTACAATCTTTCCTTACCTTTGCAATATGAATAAAGACAGAAAAAGAGTTCTGATAATAGGTAACGGATTTGACCTTTGTTTAGGCAGAAAGACTTCATACAAGGACTTTTGCCAATCTGAATTTTGTCCTAAAGACTACCCATCTCCTTTAATCAAACATTTAAATGACAAATGGAACGATAATTTAGATGCTGTAAAATGGTATGATTTGGAGAATGAGTTATACAATTATTATATAAGAATCAAAAACAATAATGGGCAAATAATAGACCTATACAACGATAAAGAAAGGAACGTTTTAGAACAAATTCAAGCAAATGGACCAGTCACAGAATTTTATGAATGTATAAAATCTAATGTAGACATTGTTAATAATCTGTTAAAAAACGGAATATTAATCTTGCCACGCTTTTCTTGTTATATCAGTTTCTCGCATGAAGATATATTAAATCCTCCTATTGAACGAGACCAAAAAGCCTTACAACTCATAAAAAATGGATTAATACAATATCTCATAAAAGTGCAACAAGAAACTATTAACGAAAATTCTATAGCTGCAATTGTCGCAAGAGCATTTATGCAGAATAAATCAAATGATCAAATTGTCATATATTCTTTTAACTACACGAGTTTTAGTGAAGTAGCTCCTAATTCCAGTTTTGCAATGGAGTTTAATGATACAATAAACTATGTACATGGATGTATCTTAGATGGAAATATTATATTAGGAACAAAAGATGAGAAAATTGCTCATAACTATGACTTCATACAAAAATCATTTGATTCTCAGTATAATCCTCCTGCTATGGTATATGATTTAATGGATGCTGATGATATTACAATATTTGGGCATTCATTAGGCATAAATGACAGCCAATATTTTAAAGCCTTTTTTGAAAGGCAATCTTCATCTACTAATCCTCAAAAGAAGAATATTACAATATTCACTAAAGACGCAAAATCAGAAATTGAGATAAAACGCTCACTACAAGAAATGACAAACTGGAATTTGACATCTTTATATGGATTGAATAATCTCCAAATAATTAAAACAGATGAATGTGCCAATACCCCAACCCTATTAAGAAAGTACATCAAAATGTATGTTGATAATGATGAAGATATTGGTAATATAATCCACAGCTAACCACTATGTTCGCAATAGATTATTATATCCTATTTATTTCATTACTATATACATTTGGAGATTTCATCATTTTTTTGTTTATTTGCAAAAACATCTAATAATATGAAACGATTCATAAACATTACCATATCTGTAATAACGCTCTTGGCTTTAATCATCATTTTAGTTATTGGGTTAGATATACAAAGTCTCAAATTAGGTTCATTTACAAATGCTCAAAATATAAATAGCATATTAATTAATTTATCATATAGTTATATCGCTGGAGCTTTTTTTTACTTTTTGGTAACAACTATACCTTTCTATTTGAGAAAAAGAAAAATTAATCTTGTCATCAAAGATAGAATAAATATTATTTCAAAAGGTACACAAACGATCATCTTTGCATATGATCCATCATCAATCAATTTAACGATTGAGCAAATTGAAAATGTGAATTTGGATAGAAATAATGAAAATGATTTATTGAATCTTTTTAAAAGATCAACGATTTTTGATATTTCAAATGTTGCGAAACAAGTTTTGCCAGAAACAAATACTAAAATTTTATTCACAATAAATCAATCATTGCAAATAATTGATAAAGCTATTGATGAAACACTTAACTATTTAGATTATCTTTCTGAAGAACAAATTATCCTATTGAATAATATAAAGAATTCAGCATTTAAGAATACGGTTTCTTCATCTACTGACAACGAATTTTATAAATATATGTTTAACCAGCCTCAAGTCGTTGATACTTTAGCAAAAGATTTCATTGTATTCTGGAAAGATGTAAAAAAACTAAATAGTATATCAAAATAATCAATATTATCTTTCAGGTATATTTTAATTATCTCTTTATCGATTTAAATAATAATTACATTTAAATCCTTTTCTTGGTGAGAAGTCTGCAAAATCGCAGGTCTTAAATATCTGATGCTTGTTAGCCCATTGTGCAATATCCTTTTCATATAAAGTAGGTTTGCGGTTATTATTAAAGTCCCGGTATGGCTGTACAAAAGGAGAAATTCCTAACTCTTTAAGCCTATTTAATCGATACATATCCTGTTCTACTGTAGAGTTAAAACCTACTAAGACATAACAAGACAAATTACGAGGCTTGATATATTTAGTAACTTCTCTCAACTTTTCTGTAAGGTCAATCTCCGGTAAATCCCATGCAATATGGATTCTTCTTTTCAATTTCAGCTTACTCAAATAAAATGCTTGCTCCTCATTCATGATCCTGACATCAACACCATGTAAATTGACCATCTGATTTTTCTTTTGCAGATAATTAATGGCATCTCTCCATTCGGGATTTGCAAAAAAATTGTTATCTAACACCTCGATCCATTCTCCTTTAGGATTCAACTCAACTGGTTCTACTGCCCGGATATATCCTTCTTTTTCACGAACCAAACAAAACGGACATTTACGGATGCAGCCCCGGCTAAAGAACTGAATAGAGAAAGGATACTGGGGATAAATGGAGTAATCCATCAACAAACTGTTTTCCACATCATCAGAAAGCCTGCTTGCAATGTCATACCCAGTACCGCCTTTCTCTATAATATCAGCTTGTAAGGTCAAGTAATTAAAATCAGGAGTGAAAGTAAATACTTTGCTTGCCATTACTTTATCATATTGACTGAAAGGGGTAGCCCATTCCACTTGGTCACCTCTCGCCTTATGATATGCAGATGCACGCATAAGAGCGAAGTTAGGGAAGTGATGACCGTCTACATCTACAATTCCAATGTTCATCATTTTTCTTATGAGAATTATTTATTCCGATTATTATATCTCCAAGCTCTGATAAACCACTTTGTTAATTCCCAAAGAACTCGTGGAGAAAATATAATCTTTCTAATTACATAGAATGGTATTATAGTTTCCATTGCTACGTAGTAGTTATCTTTAAACTTTCTATGCCTTGTACACGATTCTGCTAATTTCTTCTGGTTTAAATCAACCCAGCCATGATAATGTACACCGATAAAATTTTTGTGTAACCAAAATTCGGATAGTCTTTTTCGGTTCTTACAATCAGTTTGACATATAAAAAATCCCCATCCCATAATCATTCCTTTCTTATCTTGTTAGTCATTAATCAATAGTTCTAATTCAATTAATAATTCCCGTTTCGCCCAACGTCTTGCACGCATATTAGCAAGTTGATCTGTTCGTCGTTTGGCTTTCTTTGAAGCACGGGTATTGTAGGTATGATTGGGAAATTTATCATGACCAGGACAACATCCAAAATCCTGTCTTTTTATGCCTTCTTTCCTCATTCTTTTTCTTGTATTAAAAAATAACCTCTGTAAATTCATATGAACTAAGTGCATTTTCCAAACTATCGAAAGAGTCAAATTCTCTTTTAATGCGTCCAAACTGATATGAATACACTTCTTCACCTCGTTTACGCTCCATGTTAATAATATATCTGAAACCATCTTCCCGTGTAACTGTAACAGGATAACCTTCTGTTATATTATCAATTATCTTTTGTTCGTTTAAAATCACTTTATTCATAATTCCAAGTTATTGGTTTAACCCTTAATTCTTTACATCTATAAAGGTAATCGTTGTTGACAATTTTAACAAACAGAAACTTCGCCATTTTAACGCCATTTTCATTCGGTCTTTTTCTTCAACAATTCAAGTACAATTCTTTCCCCTTCTTTCATTCCATCAATGTACCCTTTTGCACGTTCACCGGCATTATATACTATAAAAGAGAGGATCAACAGAAACAGTCCGAGCGAACGATGCCAGTACGGAAGCTGAACTGTAAACGGTTTGATTGTTATAGACAAATGCCCTACATATAGCAGGAACACAAGCAAAATCACACATGAAATAATTGTTGTTTTCATATTAATCTGTAAATAAATTAAGTTGAGTTGTAAACTCGGGTTTATAAATTCTAAATTTACGCTTAAAGAAAGTCTCAAAGGCTGTTACAATTTCAGAGATGGTATTATCAGTAATGCCTAATAATTTATCATCGGCAACTATAAGAGACAAAGCCTTGTCAAGAGTCATTTTCTTCTCAATAAACAGGGAATACACCAAATATCTACGGGTATATTCCCCAGCCTTGAGTGACTCAACTTCTTCAGGAGTGGCCTTTCTCTTGTACAATACTTTATACCAATGTGTTTCAGCAGTACGAGCACGCTTTTGTCTCGGTAACAAGTCATAAAACACGGCAATTTCATTCTTTTGGATACACTTATGTTTTTTACGAACACCATACATCACATAAGGAGTGTTCCAATCAGGATGAGTCTTTCGATATTCAAGCTCCAGCTCTCGATCAATAAGATCTTGCTCAAAGTCTTGTTTCATTAACCATTCCTCGAACCAGGCAGCAAGTGCTTCTTCTCGATCATAATAATCTTTTCCATTTATACATAAGGGAATCATAATAACTATTTTTGTTGCATTTCACGTTTAAATCTTTCCTCTAAATCAAAAATGGTTTCTCCACTATTACGCCGATAGGGCCTATCGGTATTTAACTGAAGTTCTTTCAGCTTTTTCCAATACCATGGAAGGTACAAATACATATTCTTCAACTCCTTCAAGTTCTTATTTCCACAACACCAGCAACTCACACGATCAAGTAGCTCATATAGCCTTACTCCATCCTCATGCCAAACAAAGCCTTTTGTGTAACAATACTGGAGTGCATCTGCTTCAGTAATGCCCCAATCACGAAGTGGTAAAACCCGATTTGGTCGTTTTTCCTTTTCAAAGCGATAGGTCTCATCGGCAGCAATACCGACATAATCAATTCCGTCTTTTGTGTGAGCTTTCAATGCACGAAGTTTCTCACTCGTTCCCCACCGGCATGTTCCCCCACACCAACTATATCCTTTTTTATGGATAATATTGGTCCCTCTTTTCTTAACCGGCCTTTCAAACATTGTCCAAAGAAAAGGTTGCTCCGGATGCAGTTCTGTATATTTAATGCCAAGTTTTTTAAGAATTGGAAGAACAGCATCACGAGTGTTATAGATTGCCTGAAATTCCATACCTGTATCATAGAAAACGACTTCATCCAACTGATATCCTTTATCTATTAGCATGAAAAGCATTGCCAAGGAATCCTTTCCAAAGCTGACTGAAGCATAATATATCATACAAAAAATTTAATAGACAAGTCACTTTTTCTTCTTTGCCCTCTGATTATTAATCTGTGACATACACATACGGCACCAGGAAGTCAACAAATGATATTCCTTACCTTTTCTCACCACTATACGATTGTAGAACCGGTTCAAGTAGAAGTAATTTCCGCAATGGGTACATCTTTTCATTTCACGTCCTGAATCATCTATAATCCGATTACGCGGCTTACGACGAATTAGAGTACAACTTTTACACTTCTCATCAGTTTCGCGGTGCCGCCGGCAATGTGATAAGGATTTTACTCCACATTTAGCAAACACCTTACAATCTCTACGAGGTATTGATTGACACACATTCATGGCTTCCTCGCATTCAAGAATTTATTTACTACACGAGAAAGTACATCCTCATTCTCCGGCATCAGCCATTCTTTTGCAACGTTCCAAGCAATACTCATAGCAGGATTGAAGTTATCCTTCCTGACTGTGTGATGAGACAAACGTCCTTCAGTGGGCTTCAAACCCTTATCATGTAAGATACACAGTCCATTCTCGAAAAAAGCACAATACTCCTTACCAGCAACGGGCTGAATCATCGGAATAGCAATATTAATAACCCCTAAGAATATACCAGCAGCCCAGTTCGTCAGTGCTAACCTGTCGGCATAACCTGCATCAATAATTCGTTCAATATCATCAGGAGTACCTAAACATGGCGTATGACATTGTTGTTTACAAACACTGCATGAGCATTGTACAGGTACACGACCTGAAGCCCTCATTACCCTTTGTAATGAGGTTTCTTTTGATAATTCTCTCATAGTAAATTATTTGAGATACTACAGATTATTAAACATCGCCCCACAGCTTTACTGCAAGGTCATAATTCTTTTGAGCTTCGTTTACATCTTTCTTAGCATAAGTTAAAGTGTAAGAGTGCATACGTGGATACTTCCCAGATTTGACACCTGCATGATACTCCTTTGCGACTTCTAATTTATGCTTATAGAAATCTATGCTTTCAGGCATTGACAAATTTATGGTATTAGCTCTCTTATCCCAATATTCTGCTTTACTTTCGTGTTCTGCTGCTTTTTCGTCAAACTGAACACTTTTACCCATATTGTTCCAAGCATCGTCTATCGCTTTTCTATGTCGCTTTTCGCTATGATGTCCTACTTTTATAGGTTCACCAAGGGAAAGAAAATCTTTATCTTTGTTGGACTTATTATAGTATTCATTACTTCTCTGTACAGCAGATGCAGCCCATTTCCTACGACGTTCCGCTCGTCGCTTCGCCCATTCTTGAGCATTAAAGCCGTCAGCTCTAACAATGGAGTAATAGTAAAATCCATCTTTCTCGAAGATTAGATTAAATACTATACTTTCGTTCTCCTTACCGTACTTGGTGGTAACCTCAATAGTTTCACCTTTTTCATGCTTCTCATCACACTTTGCCAAAAATACATTTGGCGCAAATTTGTAATACGTGTTCATTTTCTTAATTAAATTGGTTTGACTTATATGAAAAACAAGAAACCACAGCTACTTAGCCGTGGTTTCATCATTAAATAACTTTGGTTGACTGTGTTGAACCAAATCATCGAATAAACCAGGAACACGAGGTTGTAACGCCTTGTATTCTTCCCGAAAGAATTCTTCTTTGGTTCTCCCATGTTTTTTACCCTTTCGTGTATGTACATCGAAAGTGTAGTCTGGAATAGGAATAGGATAACGCCTGACATCATTTATCCACTTTTCTATATCAATATCCTTTCTATCATAGATGAAGTTTTGCAAATGATCCGCATCACGATTCTTTCTACATTCACAAAGGAGAATAACAGCTTTACTGACAAATATCCTCCCTTTGGGTTCAGTAGCAGTCTTGTTTACCAGCTCATGCCCCTGCCACAATGCTTCTATCTCTTTAGTAATGATTCCATAGCAATCTTCAGCACTAATGGTAAACAGACGCTTCCACACATAGTCGCGGTACCCACTCGCCCAAAGTTCCAATGCAAAAAAGCCGGCTACCCCGGTGTCGGCTCGCCTAATGGCTTTCTGCATTGCAGAACTCACCTCAAAGAAATCATATCCGCAAACTGTTCTTATAATCATAATTCTAATTTAATGGTTTGACTTTTAGTTTATTACATCAGTAAAATTAGCTAAAAAAGGCGAATATGACAAACAGAATGGACGCCATTTAAACGCCTTTTTTACAGACTATTAGAATTTGAATTTGCATGATATATTATATTGAACGAGCTGCTTTGTTTTGTCTTTCCCATTAGTGGTTGCACTCTTTAGCAAAATACTATCACCAAAATTCTTTTTGATAAAGAGGATAGATTTACGTTCCTCTTCCTGATTCCTTATAGAAGCAAGCCCACCAGCGTTTACAAAAGTGTTCTTTTGCTCAAAATTATACCGCAAATCGGTTAAAACCTTACGTTCTTTGTACTTCATGTAACAAGAAATCCAAAAATCTTCCTTCAAACGTATTTCCTCATTCCACCAAGTGTTTTTGTTATAGATTACTCCATAACTGCAACCGGTTATCATTTTCGAAAGAGAAAGAAAAGCGGATTCATCATACATTACCGGCGATATCCGAGCGGTGAAGCCAAACAGATGTACATCCATCATACTGGCCATCTCAAATAATGACTGAATGATATTGGTTATCTTATCTTTATCCTTTATCCGGCTAGGTTCTCCTTTTTCCACATAAATAGGTTTGCAGGCATGGACATCATCATCAAGCATGAAAAGTTCTCCAAAATGCTTTGCCATCCAGTTACGTTTCGGGATGAGGCCCATAACGTCGTCAGGATGAGTAACAATTTCACATTCCGGGTTAAATTGTTGATATAAGTCAGCTTGACTTTCAGCAACGCAAATGATAGGATCGTTCACCAACTTTTTAGCGAACACCCGGTCATGGCGTTTATGACTTGGTATTACTATCTTGCAGGGCATGGCGAACGTCTTTTATATCAATTACATTGGATTTACTTATTTTCCCGGTTTTGTACGACTTCATGTGCTGCATGTCCAGCCTTTCACGAAGCCAGTTGCTATCTACCTCATTACTTGAGGTGATGATAAACAACTCATGTTTTTCGTCATACTTTGGAATGAGAGGATAAATGGCTGTATCATCCGTGATGGCATCGAAGCGCTCTTTAAATTCATCCTCTTTCTTCTCCGGGGCAAATTCGATGCCCCAATCTTGGAGTTCCGCCTTATTCCACTCGTTTTCCATAACGTCCAAATCATTCTCACCAAAATTGACATTATCTTTAGTGGCATATTCCCTCAACTTCTTAACGGGGGTATCAGGTGACAGAATTTTACAAGGCAGTTCTTTATAACCTAACTCCTTGCAAGCTCGCAAACGTAAATTACCACAAACAACAATATATCTGCCATCATTGTAGGGAAAAACTATAAGTTCTCGAAGCTCAAGCATCTCTGGCGAATCCTGAATGCTTTTCTTCATCGCTTCAAAGCGGTAATCACGAAAAAAACGTGGATTTTTCGGCAATCCCGTGAGCTGCCCCTTATTAAAATCAAGTAGGCAGACTTGAATAATCTCTGTCATAACTAACTATATTAAAATCAACAACACAAAATCAACAACACAAACAGTCAGTAACAACACCTAATCATTTTTTCTATCATCGAACTCTATCTTATCTTTGATAAGCTGTTCAATGTCCTCACAACCAAATCTTTTTAAATAGGCAACAAGGTAAATTATCATCTCGGCTGCCAATTCTTCATCTTCCGAATATTTAGGAAGATTATCACTCCTATATTTAGAAGCAATATCGAATTTTCTCCAAACGGCTTCAATTCTTATGCTAAACGCTTTTCTTGAGCTATGCTCATTCATCTTAAAGCGCTTCCTCATGATATTCAAGCATCTCTGGGCAAACCTATTCAATGTTATCATATCGATCGGGTTAAATTGTTAGACTATGAATAATCTCACACGATTCTATTAGGTTGGTCTCTGATGCGAAACCAATGAACATATTCTCTATCTATCAGCATACTATTATTTATTTTGAGGGGTCTGTTGTATCTAAATATTTCCTGTACTCTAATTCTGTCTTAGCAAGATTGATTACGGTATTAACCCCTTGGAAAACTTGTTTTGCTTGGCTCACTTTACTAGGATCTTCTTTCACATCCTTAATTTGTTGAAGAACCAAATTCCTCAAATCTTGTAAAATGGTAGGGTTCACTGTAGACACCTTATTCAACCGTTCATTAGCCAACACGACAACTGTGTTTGTTATTGGCCGGAAACGATTCAATTTGGAAGCCAAATCAAACATACTAAATACCAATACTTTGCCATTATTCAAGTATATCTCAACTTCGGTACCATCATCACCGGTACCGTCACAGTAATTGAGAATTACAACTTCTTCATTCTGATAAAGGAATGGTTTATTAACCATTTCTTTCAATCTATCTATTGCTCCATCAGTCATGATTCATTCTTTTTTGTTGTTTTATTAATTTGTCTATTCAAAGCTCCTTTTAGCTTGATTAGGTACTGAACATCTTCCGGATATCGGGCATACAAAGAATTCTCTTTTTTTAATTGTTCAGAACGACTAATCATGTAAAGGTTCTCAATGGAAACGTTTTGCCTGTTGCCATCCTTAAACTGAATATTATAACCAGGGGGGATTTCTCCATTATGCTCAATCCATACAAGCCGATGTTTAAGTTCAAAGACATTCGGTTCGGCAGTTTTCACTTCAATGTAACCGTCACGAGTTATGCGTTCATAACCGACTGGTTTATGATTTTTGGGGATATGTCCTTTCTTAAATCGAGTAGCTTTCGTTTTTGCTAATTGTTCCTCTGACATATATTCCGTTTGCTTACGTCCCTTGTTCATCGGTTGGTGGCCTTTGGGAAAGAAGCTTTTAGAAGCGCATTGAAATTTAAATTCTTTAGATTTAAAGAGCCGTAATTTAAATGCAATTCCATTTACAGCAGAATAAGTGGTACCTAATATCTGTGCTATTTCCTCATTAGTATGATTGGGATACAACTTTTTCAATTTATCAAGTCTCTCACTATTCCAAAACGAGATTCTCGGAGAGCGCCTAAGTTTTCGAATCAAGGCCTTTGTTTTAACAGCACTAAGTGTTTTATCAAGACGCCTAGCAAGTTCTTTTAAATCAGCAGTCGGGTACTCACTGTCAAGTATAGCAAGTTGTTCGCCAGTCCACGTTTTCATAAGTGCGTCAATAAAGAGAGGAAACCACTAGGCTTCCTCTGTGTTATCGTTATTTAGCTCTTTCAGTCTTTCTTTGAGCTTCTTTTCTTTCTTATCATATGAATCCGCAAGTTTCTTAGAGAGCGCTTTGAAATCATCCGGATATTGTTCTGCAAAAAGAATTTTCTGACACTTTTGCAAATAGGAGTAGAAATTCACATTATTCGATGATAAGCATTCAGCAATAAAGGCTCTATACCATTGGTGTCGGTCAGCTTGGTTGTTCTTGACATAATTTACAAAATCACTCTCACCATTCCATTTTTTCAAATTCAGTTTTTCAAGATAAGTACTGCTACAACCGCTAAGAACCAGCACATCAAAAACAAGTTGTTCATTTTCAGAGAATTCTTTTGTTCTCTGATAATATGTTTTCTCTTGCGCCCACTTGCGCATTTCTTCAGCAGACTTCTTCTTGACTATATCCTTCGCTCTTTTTAATTGGGCGTTTATTTTTTCCCTTTCTATCTCTTTTAGATCGGCAACGGCGGAAGTAGAGGAAGCCGTTTCTTTTCTAACATAATAGAAACTAACGTTAAATTCGGGAGAATAATGTCCAAAAAATGAAAGACAACGATAAACTTCTCCATCTTCAAGCATTTTCAAAGTGCGTTCATCATCTTCTGAATACCAGCACTTACATCTAAAGATTTCATCAGGATCAACTATTTCAAATCCAAGTTGTTTAACAGCTTCCAAAGTTTTTTCATAGAAAACCTTTCTATCTTCTCCCCAATATGTATCGGGACGTCTAGCGATAATTACTGTTTTTCCAAATGAAAGAGGTTCGCCAACTTTAACAAGATGTTCATATTCTAGTTGAATTTTCCGCGTCACATAAGCAATCTGTTTTTTCTCATAGCAAGCAGCATTGATACATCTAGCATCCTTACTATTCATTTCATAGAACAAACAACCATGATTACACGTATTATTCTCACATTGAGAACATGATTTAATATCGGTATTTTCCCAATTATCGGAATCATCTTTAATCCAAGGTGCGTTACCAAGCTCCATGAAAGAATTACTCACAAATTCTCGAATCATAGCAGTAGTACATTGTTCTTCCTCCTCCTCATGAAACTCTTTTTGAGTATCTTCATCCAATTTAGAAAGAATCATAGCACCGGACAATGGTATATCTCCATTTCTTACCCGCTCTTTTAGTTCAGGAATAAGAGAATTCAATTTAATACGGTCAAAAACAAACCGGGTAGACTTTCCTATTTTAAGAGCGATATCTTCCAAAGTTCGTCCTTTTTCAGCCAACTGCGCAAAGGCAAAAGCTTCTTCGATGGGATCAACATCTTTTCTTTGAAGATTCTCGGTAATCATCGCTTCAAAAGCCTCATCATCTGTCATTTCTCTGACAATGCAGGATATTGTCTGAAATTTTTCCGACTTTTTTCGATGGGCTTTGATTTTTGCAACATTCGCTTCATCTTCCTTTGCTTTCAAAAGTGACACAGCCCGGAAACGACGCTCACCGCAAACAATTTCGTATGTGTAAGGTAATGGGGTAACATCTCCGGTTTCTAGGTTAGTCATCTCCTCGGATTTAGCAACTCTGACAGTGATAGGTTGCAATAAACCTTGCTTTTCAATGTTGCTTGCAAGCTCTTCAAGAGCTGCTTCATCAAAAGTCTTTCTCGGATTCAAAGGAGAAGGACTGATAAGGTCAATTCTAATGTTTTGTACTTCCATAATTTAATTATATTGGTTTGACTTTTAATTCATTACATCAGTAAAGTTATCGTAAAATGACAAGTTATGCAAACAGAAACTTCGCCATTTTAACGCCATTTTCATGCGGGCTTATTACGTATTTGAATGAAGCCACGTTTTTCCGTTTCCCGAAGCAATTCCATATCTTCCTCACGGATATAACAATCCGTTTCACCATTAACAGTTGTGTGATTAGGAATACCAAAACGCTCCCGTATTCTTCTTTTCACTTCAGGAATATCTTCAAGTTTGATATGCCTAGTGTTCCAGTAAATTGTCACCTTCTGCTTCTTGTTTGCCATTTTCTCTTTTGTTTAGATAAGAGATTATTTCATTTGAGAGACTTAACGCTTTAGCAGCTTCTTCATCTCCTTGCTCAACTCTAAGTTTGAGTTCGTTCCGGTATTCTTCATACGACAAGCCATTTGTAAAACTCGTTTCCCCTGACAATTTAGCCTTATGAGTATTCCATGACTGATTATCAGCAACAGCACAACGTTCTTTGTTGTATTCACGAAGCCATCCCATAATGATAGAACCATCAATACGATTGTAATTTTCACCATATTTCATTTTCATTGCATTCTTGAAACACAGTTTAAAATCATCAGTTTTCATATAGGGATATTCTTCAATGATTAAATCTACTGTAGTAGCAACTTGGGTAGCAGACATTGTATTACTGACATTGAAAAACTCCAAGGCATCAGCTATCAATATGACCAGCACTGCTCTAGCCTGTGGTTCACCAAACTTTCTTATGATAGTGCCAATAGAAGGTTCATCACTTTGAAATACATCTTCAACCTTCTTTGGGCATAGAGCTTTGCAGTAGTTCTTCGGCGAGGTCCGTAAGACTGCTAACCGATTCTCTTCTTGTGGCCGCAGTATCAGTTCGTTTTCCATTATAGTTACCTTCTAAAATATTTGTAAATTTTGTAGGTAAGAATATCCAGTCAAAAGTGCACCTCCAATTTTTATCGTTTTGTCCAAGCAAGAAAGGACTGTCTAAAACCAATTGGAACACATCGAATATAGCTTGCTTCCCGTATTGTGCGACACGTGCTTTAATAGCTTTCTTTCGTTTTGCATCTATGGACTTTATAGCAGGAAGTTTACCTTTAAACGTGGAATTAAAATAATCCATTAGCCCACCCCAATCAATCTTTTCCTCGGGGAACAAAGAAAGCTCGTCTTTCTTTGATTCTCCTTTAGGAGAAGTTTCTTTCTTTTTTAAATGAGAATCATTATCATCTACATAATCATTATCATATTCATTATCATTATCGGGTTTTGTGGGTTCTTTTGGGTTTCCAAATAACCCAGTGGGTTTTGTGGGTTCTTTGGGTTCTTTTGGGTTTTCACTTTTCGGACGTCCCCCCTTAGAACCATTGCTCTTATTCCTTTCCACAATAGACATATACTTTTCAGTATCCCTGTCTATATCTATCTTTATAAAGTTGAAAGCAATATTTGCCATAGGTTTCAACCCCCGAAGATTTCCCGTTGTCGCATACTCAATTATGCTTTCGTAAATCTCCAGCCTGACATCATCCGGCAAATCCTTGATTGCTTCTCTCCACCCTTTATAAAAGATGAATGAATTTCTTTCCATATTTTAAGGGATTATACTCCGATTAGTAATAAAACTCACAGACCTTTTGCTTCCTTCAGTTTTTTCGCTTCTTCCTTGTAATGAGTAATCAGCTTTTCTAATTGAAAGTCACTAAATTGCTTAGTAACATTTTTCTTGGCTTCCAGGAGCAGCACATTTCGTTCACCATACTTGGCAACTAGACGTCTGCGATAATCCTGAATATTTCCTTCCATGAAGCGGTTACAATGTGAACATTGAGCATTGCAGTTCATTTCATCAAAGCGAGTACTCATGTGTTGGCGGTTGATGTAATGACCGCAATCTGCTTTATTGAAAGGCTTTATTTTACCACATGAAATACACTGAAAATATCCATTAGGCATCGTATCACGATAACGGATGAATAAACTAAATATTCTGTCTAGTTCATTGACAAGATCAGGTTTCTTCTTGACCTTAACACCTTCTACCTCGAAAAGAGGCTTTTTCTTTTCTTTCTTCTTGTAATTTCTCCACATGATAATTAAAATACTACATTGGTTAATTGACGGCCACGACTCATTATACACCATTTTCCCTTTTCAGGCTGTTCTATGCGTAACTCTTCAACACGCCCAAAGCGCCGGAAATTCCCACTCAAATCAACAACCCAACCCTCTTTACCTTGGCAGGGACGAATGACACGACCGACCATTTGATAATAGAGGGAAAGGGATTTGGTTGGACGTGCAAGAACAACCGTATCAAGCTCCGGGTAATCGAATCCGGTTGTAAGTACGCCGACATTAGCAACAACTTTTATTCTTCCATCTTTAAAACCTTTCAGAATTCGTGCCCTTTCTTCCTTTGGAGTAGAACCGCTAACGATCGCACAATTAGGAATTTCGGAAGCCAGTTTTTCAGCTTCACGAATAAACCTCGTGAATATTAAAATACCTTTGCGTGGTATGCCCGATTTGGGGTTCAACAGACGTTTTGTCCATCCAACTATATCTTTGTATATGTCCACACGTTCAAACTCTTGCAGAAGACTTTTTTCATCGTAATCTGCACCAGTAGAATTAGTCCTGACTCGACTTAAATCCAACTTTGTAATATCATAGTATTTCAAACTTGCGAGAAATCCTTTAGCAAGTAGTTCACTCACCTGACAGTGATAAATAACATCAGTGAAAACCTTTGGCCGGGTACGAGTTATAAATTTAAGCATAGCACCACCTCTTCCTGAACATAATCTGTAAGGAGTCGCTGTCAGCCCAATAACTTTCCTTTGCTCATCTTCAAAGAATTCCTTATACATTCCTTTCTCCGGATTCACTAAATGACATTCATCAATCAGAACGTGCTTGAAATGTTTGAAGAAACTCATGTGTTTCATCACACTACCAATCATAGCGAACGTAATACGATTGATATCCTTTCTTCCGGCAGAAGCTGAATAAACTCCACAATCGAATATGCCGTATGATTGAAGTTTCGCAAAATTTTGTTCGAGTATTTCCTTGCTAGGCTGGAACACTATCAGCGGCCCGTCTATCCGTGCAGCTATATTGGCAATGACAAGGGACTTCCCGGCACCAGTGGGAAGAACTATCACGTAGTTTTTCTTTTCCTTGGATTTAAAAACGCTGACCGCTGCATCACTAGCACTTTTTTGGTAGTCTCTTAACTGGTATGTCATAATTTGATGTGATATTTATGAACTTTCGAATGACAGTCACCACAAAGGGTAACGAGACAATCAAGATGTTCAAGTTCATGACCAACGATTGATTTTCCGTTAACCCTGTATGTTTTGTGGTGAATCTCTAAATTGAAGTCTTTACCGCACATCTGGCATTTATGTCCGTCCCTAATACGAATTTTACGCTTGGCTTCTTCCCAATCTGGATTATTCACAAGCCGCTTCACATAGTTGGACTTCCTGCCTTTTTTGTGCTGCAATCTACTCATCGTCTTCCGGTTCTTCTTCAGGAAGTTTATCAGACAGGTCTTCTTCGAACTTGTCCCCATAATCTTCTGTATCATCAATAGGACGTTCTACTTCAGGATATTCAATACCAAACAAATCAAGCATCGCTTTTCTGTTTCGATCTTCCTGTGCCCAAAGAGAACGTTTGTCCCAATCAGGAATTTTTTCAGCTTTCACAAGCTTAAACTCACCGTTCACCCATGAATAATACAGGAAATATCCATCAAGAGCAAACCGGATCGTATTCTTACTTGAAAGATGATACTCCCTCGTCCCCTTTTTGACCTCGGCAGCCAGGTCTTTAATTTCAGTCTTAATAGAAGCTAACCTGTCTTGTGCATCACTCTTAATTTTCTTCGCACGTTCAATGGCTTCCAACAGTTCACGTTCGCGTTTGGGGACCTCATTCTCTTGCTTGATGCAATACTCTTCACGAATTTCGGAAATCTCAAATTCATCCAGTAAACGTTGTGTCACCTCACTTTCAGGGAATGTAGCATTGAAATGCTCATTCACCAACTTTATCAATTCATCTACATTCGTAGAACCCTGAAATAAAACAGGGGGAAATTTTTCCCGAATAGAATCGGGAACTACAAACTCGATTGTCTCGGGTTCGTAGTTTCTCAAATTTGCAATCATAAATTATAAAAGGATTAATTAGTACCGGTTTTGGTACTCATGAATAAAATCTAAGTAATGCTGGTCTTCAGGCAACGGAAGTGTAATACCAAACTCGGTGGCCGCATCTATTTTCACGCTTTCCATGAAATTATGCATCTCTAAAGTATTAAGTTTACTTGTTCCTCGCACAATAGTTTCCACTTTACCATTCACATGAACCTGTTTCACAAGAAACTTCTTACAATACAAGTCATGTATATCCTGAACTCCAGCAGCAGTGCTCCAATACTCTTCACCTGTGTATTCACGCAAACAGGCACCAATACACTGAAACCATTTCCACATGAGAGCATTTTGATTTAATGTTCTCGGCTGTGTTTTTTTCTTAATGGTTACAGTGTATTCTCCATTACGAAGTGTGCTGCACATGAACTCGAAAGACTTATCCATTTGGATTTTGCCATCTTTCTTCGTCAATGTTGCTTCCATAACCTATCAGAATGGCAAATCGTCCTTGGTCGGTGGTGGCGGTGGCGGGCACTCATTCACCGCACTTCGAGTCTGATTATTGGTGTGTTCCGGAAGAGGTGGCGGTGGTGGCGCTTGTTGAGGCTTAACAGAAAGCATCTCCATATTATCAACAAAAAGTTCTGTAATATACCGTTTAATTCCTCTGCTATCATCATAACTCCGAGTTCTTATCTTTCCTTCCAGATACAACTTGTCTCCCTTATGGACATACTTCTCAACAACATCAGCAAGACCACGCCAAACAATAATATTATGCCATTCAGTTCTTTCAGGAACCTGTGTTCCATTGGCAAGGGTATAACCTTTTTCAGTGGTGGCAAAGGAGAAAGTGGCCACTTTAGAACCAGCTTCCAAAATTCTAATATCGGGGTCTTTGCCAACATGCCCGATAAGCATCAATTTATTTAAACTCATGATTTATCCTCCCTTATTGTTACACGGATACTATCAGCTTTAGGAACTGTTTTGATATACTTAGAATATAATTCCGGATAGTCAGCCTGAAACTTTTTAGTATCAAAATTGTCACTTGTAGAAGCGGGTGTATAACTAACTCGCAATCTTCCGGCATCCCATGACTTGACACCATTCTCACGCATAGCAGTTTTCAGTTTTGCCTTATAATCTTTCTGAATCTTGGTTAGATCTGCAAGTTCTTCCTCAATTCCGATTATAGTATTTACAAATTGCATTGGAATAAGTAACTTGTCATCATCAGGGGCAGGAACAGGAAGAATGGATAGATATTGCTCACCCTTCTTCTCGCATTCCATTAATTTCTTGACTTCTTTATCAGGCTTACGAGGAATTTCAACCAATTCATGTTTATCACCACGTACCCAAATGCCGAACAATTTATCAACTTTGAGTAATGGATTTTGTAGTTCAAACAGATAAGCATAAATTGACAACTGCCAACTCAAATACTCTTCGTCAAGATGCAGCGTAGTTTTGATGTCACCAAGACAGATTCTACCGGCTTTCTCCCAAACACAATCTATATTCGATGCAAAGTATTCGTTATCAGACACCGTGTACTCATTAGCAAAAGCCTTATATCCAGCTTTCGTTCGCTCTTTCAAATAATTCTCTGCTTCAATACTTTCAGGCGGTAAGCCTGTTGCATCAACAAACTGGCATTGAGCATGAATAAGGCTCCCCTTCTCAGCAGCTCTCTTCAACACAAAATCTGGGACATCTTTATATTTGTCAGGGAACAACTGCCGGCTAATCATACCGGTTATACCTTGCAACTGTTTTTCACCAAGCATATAAGTGTGGTTTTCCTCATTGAAAACCACACTGGATTTCACTAATTCTATCATTATTATCAATTTTTAGGAGGATATGTTTTCTGCATGTCAATAGTTATGTTTCTGAACTCCTTATTATTGTGAAGTTCAGGATGTTCAGCCCAAACTCTTTCAAGCTCTTCGCGGCTTTTAACACCAGTCATTTGTTTAATTGCACGATCCAGGTCTACACCAGTATATACTTTGCCCGAAGCGTTTGAAGCAGAAACATTGGGAGCATATACTTTTTCCTTTGTATTACCATAAGCAAAACGAACACGGTTTTTATTGTCCACAATAACAAGTAGAATAATCTCCTTTTGCTCGTTATAGCCAATCTCTTTCACACTGAATTTGGTATATAGAGCAGGAGAACCTGTTTTGCTCTGATATACTTCATTTTTCTCAAGTGGAATCCAAATGAAAGGACCCGTATAAAGTTCACGCCCAATTCCCCAGTTAAATCCTGCACGTTTAAAAGCGTCCGAAGCCTGCCCTTTCTCTTTTTCTGTGCTGGATTCTGTTCCAACATCCTGTTTACTCACCCATTCCTTCTTTTCATTATCCCAAATGGATAACGTACAGAATAGATTCCCATTAACGACATCATGGTGCCGTTTCCAGTTCATTTCTCCGAACACTTCATCAAGTATTCTCATGTCTACTCGAGCATCCTTGTATAATAACAAGGAGCAACCCGAACCGTCCGGTTTCATAGTACCAACTCTACATTCAATTTCAGAAGCTAGAAGCGGTCTGATAGAGTTTTTCTTCTTCTCTTCATTCTGAACCGTTGATACAGTGTTTTTTCTCGCTGTCATAATTCTAATTTAATGGTTTGACTTTTAGTTTATTACATCAGTAAAGGTAATCGTTATTTACAAGTTATGCAAACAGAAACTTCGCCATTTTAACGCCATTTTCAGGTAGTTAAAAACTGCCTGTACGGTATTGTACAGGCAGAAAAATAAGAAAATGAATAATCCAATGTACCTTATGGAACGGCTACGCTTTGAAGGGTGTACGGCTCCCTGATTTATACATAATGTAAATGCTAGTGGACGGAACCGGAGTCGAACCGGTCTCACGGAATATTGGTGCACATCACCGCAGTTTCAACCAACGATATACATATCCGCCCGATTAATTAAAAAGGTGCACTATCTTCACAGACCATACACCCCAATCACAAACACAAAACAAAACTCATGAACTACTATAATTTAATTAGGATCAGAAGGGTGAATGGCGTGGGGATCGAACCCACATCACGCATATCTGCGTATGCTGCCAATTACACCAGCCATCCGTTTTAAGTGAACTATTCTCACGAACCATTCACCTAGAACACAAACACAAAATAAAACACGACATTAACTATTAAATAGCACTCTCACGAGCTTCTTGCTTCCGGATAGCCGTTCAAAGCACACCGGAATAGTATAGAACAATTAAAACTCAAATAACAGGGGCTTTAACCCTACAGCGTCCTTTTCGCTGGCAACATTAGTTAAACATAAAAAGAAAAATTCTCTGTGAAGGAACCCGGACTCGAACCGGGATGACAGATTACCTATGTATGACTTTCTTCAATCTATCTGCATACTTGCGTCTACCAATTCCGCCATTCCTTCAGGTCGTAGCCAGACGCTTCCGGCTACATTGATTGAATTGTTATTGATACAAACATAATTTTCCCCCTCACGGGTTACTTAACTCTGATTGAGTTGAGCCGGGAAACGGATTCGAACCGCTGACCTCATGTAGAAACATGCGCTCTAACCAACTGGGCTATCCCGGCAGATGCCCGGCGAACCGGGCTAAATAAACATGACAAATACTAAAATTAAGCAATGCAGACCTTCACAGGCTATCTTTATTTTGTTTCCTATCTTCGTAGTATCGAAAACAGATATAATTCACTGATACGACAGTCACCAATACAAAAGCAGCAATAAATTCTTTCTTGCTAACTTCAATGCTATCTACAAGATACAGTGTTGTCCATAAGGCAATGAACATCATGGCATACTGTATCACTTTAATCTTTTTCATTTCTTCCGTTTTTTAGATTTAACTTTCCTTCCCGCACATCGGCAATGAAGTAATACTTGAGCAGCATTACAATGCCACTTGCCGTTTTGGACATTAGTGGGCTTATCACTTTCAATCTTACCCGTTTCTATAAGATTCATCAATTTCTTTTCCCCACCCACATAATACGCAGACTTATCTTTTCCAAACGTTTCTGTAGAAAACAGACGGAGAATATTATCTAGCAATATTTCAGCCATTTCACCTCTGATCATCTCAACAAGCAAGGTAGTTATGCAATTCTGGTTACTATAAACTGCATATTTTTTACATCTGACTTTGTTTTCCAAGCCATTCCTTCAGCTTTTTCTTTATAAAGCCGAGCATTCAATGTATTAGTTACAGACGGTTTCTGAACGATAGGAAATACTTCTATTGCACCAACATCCATACTCCGTAATACATCAATTACGTTACGTCTCTGAATATCCTTTTCCATACAATCTAATTTTAAATTAAACATTGAAGCGATGAGCGGATTCGAACCGCCGACCTCTGCTTGTGGTGCTCTTCCGTTAAGCTAAGAGTATTTCTTGAGAGACTCGAACTCTCAACCATCCACCACACACAGCGCTCTAACCTGCCTGAGCTACATCACCTTTATATACATAAAGCAAATACCTCGATTTGCCGACAAACGTCTAACTGATTTAGTTTTACAACGATACGGCTTGACCATTAACCACAGCATTATATCGTTGAGAAGCCCGCCTACGTCAGTAATCCCTTTCGGCACGTGTCGGCTTCCAAAACACCATTTTACCAATATGTCAAAGAACTCTTCTCTGTTGTTCCCAGTCTCCCTTCAAGGGCAGGCTCAAAGACCGGACTGGGTACCGGATAACCGGCGGTTTGGTTTGACTTTAGTGAGGGTTAGAGAATACTTTGGTTGTTCTTCAAAACTATGTCCATTAAGTTTCGTTGCGATTCAATAAATTTCTTCAAATCATCACATTGGGAAACTTTCTCTCTATAAAATCCACGTTCTGATTCTAAATCTCGTTTGAGTTTTTCATTTTCACCTCTCAAAGAGCTGATCAACGCGTCTTGTTCTTCAATCACAGCTTCATATTTGTCTCGCTGTATTTCTAGTTCGGTTCTTTTATCCATTGTTGTATAATTTGATTAATCTCCGACGTAATGTGCACCGTAATGAGTACTATTTGGGTTGTAGTAAGCGGAAGCGGGAATATTAAGGTTATTATATTCCTTGCTAGGTGTAGCTTTGGCAGTCTTGCTCATAGCTTCATGTCTTTTAGCTAAAAATTTATCAGTTCTTGATTTCACTGCTTCCGGTGAGAAACTTTCTTGGAGTTTTGCAAAGCTCCATGCAGATTTTAAACACTCTGAAAATGTTTTTCCACCCTTCTTGTAATTGCGGTGTGCAGACTTCATTATTTGTGATAAATTGTAGCTCATAATCGTTATTTTTTAATTGGTTTTATCAATCATTTTTTGTATGTTTGTATGATTGATTGATTTATGATGCAAATATAATCGCATTTGCGTTATTTTAAAAACAAAAAACTTTTTATTTTATCGCATTTGCGTTTTATTAACTTTTGATTGATTGGATTTATGACAAATAGTAACACTATTAATGGAAGAATTAGAGAAATAATTCTGTCTGCCGGCATTACAGATAGCGCATTTGCGAAAAGAATTGGTGTAACACAATCTGTAATAGCATCAATGTTTCAACGTGGAACAGAACCTTCCGCTAAGGTATTAACTTCAATTCTACTAACCTATGAAGATATTTCTGCTGAGTGGTTACTTCGCGGAAAAGGTCAAATGCTACTTTCAGAAGTAACACCTGACCCAAACATAGAACAAATGAAACGCTTGGTAGATACGATCACTACCTTGCAAGGTATAATCACCGAACAAACTAAAACGAATCAGTTACTCACAGAAGAACTTAAAAAAGCCAAAGGAGAACTGACTATGTTGAAAAATGAACGAAATGTAGGATAAACTTATATACGTATGAAAAAAAGATTTTTAATACTATCCTTCTTATTTGTGCTTATATTTAATTCATGCTCTGATGACAGTATTAATTTAGCAGGAACAACATGGACTTCTGCAAAAGACTGGTACGGAAAAACTCGATTGTCTTTTGAAGAAGGCACTCCTTATTTAAGATCTTTTTTTGCTATATCTTTTGACTTGAAATCTTTCACAATATATAATGTTGCAGATGATAATGAGGATTTAGAATATGAATGGAAAGAAACGGTATCAGGTAAATACTCTATAAACGACAATATTGTGAATCTAATAGTAGAAAAAGACAATTTAACAATTCCCTGCGAAATAGAAAAAGATATAATGTATTACAGTAATACTAGAATGAAACTATATAAACAATAGAATAAATATTTTTTCAAATATGCGCCCAATTAGAACTGTACCCCCAAAAGATGAAAGAGAATATCCTTTAGTTATAACAGCTGAAGAAAAGGATAAAGTATTAAATTATATTTTGGTTGTAGCAAACGGGAAAAGAACAGCTAAACTAAATTATAAAGATATACCAGACCTTAGGATCAGTAAAGAACAATATGAAATAGTTTTAGAGGAGTTCAAAAATAGGAGATTTATTGACTATAAAGGATATGGTATTGAATATCTTACGTTGAATTTTGAAATATTCAATTTTGCAGAAAAAGGGGGATTCACTGTTGAAAGAGACTTATATATATTAAGTTTTGATACATTTCAAATGCAGCTAGAACGATTAGAAAAGGAGTTAAGCCCTGATACAGCAGCGAAAGTTGATGATGTTGTCGGAAAAGCCAAAAATATAACTGAACTACTGATAGGGCTCTCTGCTCTAGCTGAAAAAATGAATCTCTAAGATTTATTATCAGGATCAGTTAATAGGAACTCCAATATAGAAGCTGCACGAAGCAGTCTTGAAGCATATAGAGTTGCATCTGCATCCGGGTTGTATTGATAACGCCTAGTCTGAAACTTTTTAAAAGTAACAAAGCCACTAGACATATCATTAGCAAGTGTTTTCAAGCTTGATATAGTTTCTTTTACATTTTGGTCATAAGACATTTTTATACGCATACGAGCGGAATCATCCACTTTTGCACAACACTGGGGATAAAAGGCTGTTGCATTATCTTCTTTAGAAGATTGTTTTTTACTTATCCTTCTTAGGACATTTTTTAATAACGATTTCATAAACGCACTATTTTAGTTTGACAATGCGCAAATATAATATTTAAAGTAATATAAAATATGAAATATAGAAATCTTGATAGTACATAAAACATCAAATGGTCGAATTATGGTCGAACCATAAAAAAAAGCAGGACTATATAATTGATATACAGAATATACAACTAGATTTCCAAAAATGTGTCTAGTTTAGTTTTTGTGTTGATAGCTCCCTCGTCGGCGGACGAACTAGGGAGCTATTTTTATATATTACAGGAATATTATTGCACAAAATATACATATTTTCCATAACTTTGCAGCGATAAAGTCTCACACAAATGGAATATAGCGTAGAAGAACTAAAAAATGCATTAATTGAGAGATGCGAAAAAGAGGGTATTCTATATGCAACGGTGGCAATGGATAGACGTACCAAAGAGATGATTCTTCCTGATACTTTAGAAGGAGCCCTGAAACATCCGGAATACTTTGTATGTACCTGCAGGAGAGTGAAAGATCAATATATAGTGGAGGAGATTACCAAAGTGTAA